TGGGAAAGTCCTGGCCCCGCAAGATCAAGGAAATGCGCGGATCGGTCAATTCGGACATTCGGGTTGGGGGTGGACATGTCCCTTCCCGGGCCCAAGCCCAAGCCCCCGCTCCAGATCGTCCGGCAGGGCAACCCCGGCAAACGCCCGGTCCGCCAGGGCGTGAAGCTTCCGCCGTCCGAACTGGTCGAGCCCGACTGGCTGGAGACCTTCCCGCAGTGCGGCGATGATCCGGACCAGTCGGACGTGAACGAGCGGTGCCGCGAGGTGGCGCACCGGGAGTGGGCGCGGGTCGTCCCGGTGCTGAAGCACACCGCCGGCCTGACGTCGGTGGACGCGACGGTCCTCCTGGACTACTGCCTGTGCGTGGCTCGGATCGACCAGTGCGAGCGGGAGATCTCGATCCGCGGCCTGATGTGGCGGGGCGAGCGCGGGATGCAGAAGAACGGCGCGACGACGGTGGTGGGCCAGTATCGGCAGCAGTTGGCCCGGTACGTCGGCGAGCTGGGGCTGTCTCCGAGCGCGCGGGGCCGGCTGACCCCGCCCGAGGACGACCCCGATGACGACGACATCTTCGACTGAAACCGAAGTCCTGTCGCCGGGCGACGTCGAGGACGGCCTGCCGGTTCCGCGGGCGGCACTGTACGCGCTGGGGATGGACGACGAGGAGATCGCCGAGGCGCTCGCTTCGCGGCCGTTGGTCGTGGCGTCGCAGTTGCACGAGCAGCCGGGTGCCTGGTTCGACGTCGCAGCGGCGTCGCGGGCGATCCGGGCGATCGAGTCGTTCAAGCACACCAAGGGCCGGTGGGGCGGGACGCCGCTGAAGCTGGCGGCGTGGCAGAAGGTGTGGATCGTCGCCCCGGTCTTCGGGTGGCTGTACTACGACCACGAGATCGACGCGACGGTGCGTGTGGCCCGCGCGGTGTGGATCGAGGTGCCGCGCAAGGCGGGCAAGTCGACGATCTCGTCGGGGATCGGCCTGACGCTGCTGCTGGCGGACCGGGAGATCGGCGCGGAGGTGTATGCGGCGGCCGGCTCGCTGGAGCAGGCCAAGCGCGTGTTCAACGACGCGAAGACGATGGCCCGGACCGCGCCGGCGGTAAAGAGGAAGATCGTCCCGCTGAAGGACGTCATCGACGTCCCGGGCACGGGCGGCGTGTTCCGCGCCCTGTCGAAGATCGCGGAGACGGCGCACGGCCTGAACGTGTCGGGTGCGGTCATCGACGAGGTCCACGTGCACAAGTCGCGTGACCTGATCGACGCGATCGAGACGGGCACGGGCGCCCGCGACCAGCCGCTGATCGTCTACATCACCACCGCGGACGACGGCGGCGAAGGCACGATCTACGACGAGAAGCACATGTACACCCGCCACGTCGCCGAGCGTGTCGTGGAGGACCCGGCGCACTACGGCGTGGTGTGGGGCGCGGAGGTCAAGGACGACCCGTTCGACGAGGCGACGTGGCGCAAAGCCAACCCGGGGCTGGGTGTGTCGCCGACGCTGGCGTACATGCGCCGGGAGGCGAAGAAGGCGCAGGTCACCCCGACTTACCTGCCGACGTTCAAGCGTCTGTCGCTGAATCTGCGGGAGCGGGCGGCGACGCGGTGGCTGGACATGGCCCTGTGGGATTCGTGCGCCGGCCTGGTCGACGAGGCGAAGCTGAAGGGCCGCCGGGCGTGGGGCGGGATCGACCTGTCGGCGGTGTCGGACCTGTCGGCGTGGGTGCTGGCGGTGGAGTCTCCGGACCCGGCCCTCGAGGTGGAGCTGGTGGCCAGGTTCTGGCTGCCGGAGGAGCGCGTGGAGGTGCTGGAGCGGCAGTTGAAGATGCCGCTGCGGCAGTGGGCCCGCGAGGGGTTCCTGAAGCTGACCGAGGGCGACGCGATCGACTACGACACGATCGAGAAGCAGGTCCTCGCGGACTGCAAGAAGTTCCACATCCAGCGCATCGGCTACGACCGGATGTTCGCCGGGCAGCTGGTGCAGAACGTGGACCGCGAGACGAGGCGCGGCGTGAAGATCGAGCCGATCGCGCAGACGTACCTGGGGTTGTCGTCCGGGTGCAAGGAGCTGGAGCGGCAGCTGAGGTCGGACAACGTCCGGCACGGCGGCCATCCGGTGCTGCGCTGGCACGCGTCGTGCGTGGAGACGATCAGCGACAACGCGGACAACATCCGCCCGGTGCGTCCGGACCGCAAGAAGTCGTCGACGCGGATCGACGGGATCGCCGCCGCGGTGATGGCCGAGTCGGGCTACCTGCGCAGGCCGAAGGCGAAGTCGAAGGTCGCGGCCGGGTTCTGACACTTCCACCATTCGAGGGGGTGCCGTGGCCCAGCAGCATCCCGTGGAGTCGCCCGAGTGGTGGCTGGAGCGGCTGTACACCGAGTTGTGCGAGCGGCAGAAGTACGCCGCGGTGATGCGGAAGTACTACGACGGGGATCCGCCGCTGGCCGCGATCGCCGACAAGGCGCGGGACGCGTTCCGCCGGCTGCTGAAGCAGGCCCGTTTGAACGTGTGCGGCCTGGTCGTGGATGCGACCGCGGAGCGCATGCAGGTCGACGGGATCCGGCTGGGCGATTCGGAGACCGGCGACGATGAGGCGTGGCGGATCTGGCAGGCCAACAACCTGGACGCCTACAGCGACCTGCTGCTGACGGAGACGGTGAAGGTCGGCCGCGGGTTCGTGCTGATCGCCCCGAATCCTCGGGATGCGCGGACTCCGCTGGTGACGGCGGAGGACATGACGCAGGCGATCGTGGCGTACGCGCCGGGTTCGCTGCGGATCCGCGTCGCCGGGCTGAAGGTTTGGTTGGACGACTGGACCGGGCGTCTCATGGCGACGCTGTTCCTGCCGAAGGCGATCTACAAGTTCCAGGCGGACGTACCGAAGGTCGGCGGCGTGGCCAAGCCGCAGTGGACCAAGCGCGAGGTGGAGGGTGAGGCGTGGCCCGCCCCGAACCCGCTCGGCGAAGTGTCCATGGTCGAACTGCGGAACCGCCCGGACCTGCTGGGCCGGGCGCACTCGGAGATCGAGGATGTCCTCGACGACCAGGACCGGCTCAACAAAACCTTGATCGACCGGATGATGGCGCAGGAGTTCGCCGCGTACCGGCAGCGGTGGATGACGGGCTACGACATCCCGCGGGGCGACGACGGTCAGCCGATCGAGCCGTTCAAGGCGGCGGTCGACCGGCTGTGGGTGGTGGAGGACGAGAACGTCCAGTTCGGCGAGTTCGACGCCACCGACCTGCGGCCGTACCTCGACGCCGCGGAGGCGGACATCCAGCACATGGCCGCGCGTACGCGGACGCCGTCGCAGTACCTGCTGGGGACGATGGTCAACATCTCCGGTGATGCGCTGAAGGCGGCGGAGTCCGGTCTGGTGTCGAAGGTGCGGCAGCGGATGCGGCCGTTCGGCGAGTCGCTGGAGGACGTCGCCCGCCTGTACTTGAAGGCTGCCGGGGATTCGCGGGACGCGTCGCGGTGCGAGGTGATCTGGCATAACCCGGAGTTTCGCACCGAGGGCGAACTCGTCGACGCGCTGACGAAGATGGACAAGCTCGGCGTGCCGCGTGAGGCGCTGTGGGAGCGGTGGGGTGCGTCGCAGACGGAGATCGCCCGCTGGAAGGTCCTGCAGCGCGAGGACTCCGCGCGGGTGATCGATCTCGCGTCGGCGTTCGGCCCGAAGCCCGAGCCGGCTCCGGCAGGTGTGGAGGCCGTGAATGGCGCGGTCGGATGATCTGGCGCGCGCCCGCTACGTGCAGACGTCGACGCTGACGCGCCGCGTGGTCGAGCAGGTGCTGGCGTTGTGGCGCGGCATCCCGCCTGAGGGTGTGCTCTGGGAGATGGAGGGCGCGACGGGGCGCCGGATCGTGAACCTGGTCATCGCCGGGCAGCTGACGGTGGGGCAGGGCGCGGAGGCGTTCGTGCGAGCGTCGATGGCGGCGCTCGGCGCGACCGCCCGGCCGCTCCTCGGGTCGCTCGCCGCAACGGGGTTCGCGGGGATCACCGGCAACGGGCTGCGGCTGGACACACTGCTGTACCTGCCTGCGGTGCGCGCGGCGCAGGCGCGTGCGGCGGGAGCGACCGACGAAGACGCCATGCAGGCCGGCATGTTCCAGATGGCCCGGCTGACAGGCACCGTACTCGCGGACACGTCCCGGTCGGCGACGCAGGTCGCGATGGCCGCGAACCCGAACGTCAAGTACTACACGCGCGTGGTGAACCTGCCTGCGTGCGCCCGCTGCATCATCCTCGCCGGCCGCACCTACTCGTACTCCGAGGGCTTCAAACGGCACGAAAACTGTGACTGTGAAGTCCAACCGCTGGACCGGGCGGACTGGCAGGCGGTCCGCACTCCGAAGCAGCTGTACGAGGCGATGGACCCGAAGGAGCGACGCCGGGTGTTCGGCGTCGCCGGGTCGCAGGCGATCGACGAGGGCGCGGACATGGGGCAGATCGTGAACGCCCGCCGCGGCATGTCGGACGCCGGGGACGCGACGACGACCGAGGGTGTCACGGTCCGCGGCCACTACGGGCGGCAGATGCGCCGGGCCGGCGGGGCTGTGGACCGCGGGCAGGGCCGGTACAGCGTCGCGACGACGCCGAGGCTGAGCCCCGATGAGATCTTCCGCCGCACGGACGACCGCGACGAGCAGGTCGCGCTGCTGCGCGCGAACGCCTACCTGACGTAGGCCGCATGCTTCCCCGCCGCGAGGGCGGGGCGAGTTCGAAGGGAGTCGGCCGCGATGGCTGACGACACCACCAGCACCACCACGGGCGCCACCGGCGCCACGGCGGCGACCTCCGCGACCCCCGGCGCTGCGACGGCACCGGCGGCGACTGCAGGCGACGCGCTCCCCGAAGGCCTCGGCGAGGCCGGCAAGAAGGCACTGACCTCGGAGCGGGAGGCCCGCCGCGAGGCGGAACGTCTCGCAACCGAAGCCAAGCGCCAGTTCGACCAGGCGGCGGCCGAGTTGCAGCAGCTCCGCGACCGCGACAAGACCGAGGCGGAGAAGCTCGCCGACCGCGCGGCGGCAGCCGAGAAGACCGCGGCGACCGCACAGTCGCAGCTGCTGCGCTACGAGGTCGCGGCCGAGAAGAACCTGCCTCCGGCGTTGGCCGCGCGCCTTCAGGGCGACTCGAAGGACGAGCTGCTGAAGGACGCCGACAACCTGCTTGCGCTGCTTGCCGCGCAGCAGCAGGCCGCGACGCCGAGCTTCGACGGCGGCGTGCGCACCACCGGCGCGCAGCCGGTCGACATGAACACCCTGATCCGCCAGAAGGCGGGCTACCAGTAACAGCTTTCCGGCGCGGTTGATCCGGCCGGCCCTTCCTACGAAAGGCAGGCCCAGCCGTGGCCTACGACAACATCACCTCCAGGACGGACGCTGCGGCGCTCATCCCCGAAGAGGTCTCGAACATCATGCTGGGCAAGGCGACCGAAGAGTCCGCCGTGCTGCGCATGTTCAAGCGTGTGCCGGTCGGCCGCGCGCAGGTCAGGTTCCCGGTGCTGTCGGCGCTGCCGATGGCGTACTGGGTCACCGGCGACACCGGTCTGAAGCAGACGACCGAGGTCAACTGGACCAACAAGTACCTGAACATCGAAGAGATCGCCACGATCATGCCGATCCCGGACAACGTCCTCGCCGACGTCGAGGCGAACGTGTGGGACGAGGCGATGCCGCTGCTGGTCGAGGCGTTCGGCCGCGTGCTGGACTCGGCGGTGTTCTTCGGCACGAACGCGCCGTCGAGCTTCCCCGACGACATCCTGACCGCGGCGACCGCGGCCGGGAACAGCGTCAACGAGGGCTCGACCGCGGCGAACGGCGGCTTCTTCGGCGACATCGACAACGTGTACGAGAAGGTCGAGTCGGACGGCTACGAGATCAACGGCTGGGTCGCTGCGGTCAACGCCCGCGCGAAGCTGCGCCGGGCCCGCGACACGCAGGGCCGCAAGCTGGACGAGTCGCGGGTGTCGGGTGACCTGCGCAGCCTCGACGGCTACCCGATCATGTACCCGATGCGGGGCCTGTTCCCCGTGGCGGGCGGCGTCGGCGTCGATGGTGTGCGGTTGTTCGGCGGCGACTGGTCGCAGTTCGTCGTCGGCGTCCGCCAGGACATCACGATGAAGGTGCTCGACCAGGCCGTCATCCAGGACAACACCGGGGCCATCGTGTACAACTTGGCCCAACAAGATATGACCGCCATCCGGCTCACTTTCCGTGTGGGCTGGCAGGTCTCGAACACCATCAACAACGACCAGCCCACCGAGTCCGCGCGTTACCCGGTCGGTGTCCTGAAGTCCGTTGGTGCCTAGGTAGAATGGGCCTAGGTAGAGGCTAGGGTAGCTCCCGAAAAGCGTTCCCCTGAACGCCTGCCTCTGCCCCGTGAAATCAGGGACTCGCGCTCAGGGAGCGAGATTGAAAACCTGCAAGGGCTGTGGGCTCACCAAAGAACTCGCCGAGTTCTACAAGAACGTTGGCATGCGCGATGGCGTCTTGAGCTGGTGCAAGAAATGCATCATCAAGCGCTACGCCGCCGGACGATCCGAGCGCGCCAAGCGCGACCGTCTCTACTTCCAACAGATCAAGATCGAGCGCGGCTGCGCGGATTGCGGATACAACGCGAATCCCGTCGCCCTCGACTTCGATCACCTGCCGGGATTCGAGAAGCTGTATCGCGTCTGCGTCATGGCGGGCATGAGCCGCAAGATGGTGGATGCCGAGATCGCCAAGTGCGAAGTGGTCTGCGCCAACTGTCATCGGATACGGACGGCAACGCGGCTTGCAGACGGCGAAAGCAGTCTTGCTGTTTGACCGAACTGCCCATAGTCGAGAGCGCCCAGGCGACCCGCCGGGCGCTTTCGCGTTTTTCGAGGAGTTCAAGACATGGCTGACAGCGCACCCTACGTGCGGGTCATCGAAGCGGATGTCCCGGCGGTGTCCACTGCTGGCAACGACGACGACACCGTCCTCACGCAGGCGCCGTTCGACTGCACCGTCACCGCGGTCGAGTACGTCCCGGAAGCGGCGATCACCGGCGCGGCCACGAACCACCGCACCTTCTCCCTGGTCAACAAGGGGGCTGCGGGTTCGTCGTCGACGACCGTGGCGTCCCTGGCGTTCGACAGTGGATCGGTGACCGCCACCGCGAACAACGAGAAGGCGATCACCCTGTCCGGGACCGCGGCGAACCTCGACCTCGCGGCGGGCGACACGCTGCTGTGGCGGTCGGTTCACATCGGCACCGGCATCACCGACCCCGGGGGCCTGGTCCGCGTGACTGTGGCCCGCCGCTGAGGAGGACCAGCATGGCCACGCGCAAGAGCGCCTCGGACGACCCCACCCGCAACCCGAAGAAGCTGCCGCTGGACCCGGTCGGCGTCGTCGTGCAGCAGGCGATGAACGAGGCGACGGAGAAGGGCTTCCTCGGCGACGAGGTCGACCCCACGCCCAACAGCGCCTACACGCTGTCCGGTGTCCTCGCCGGGGAGCCGACTCCCGAGACCGACAAGGACGCGGCGAAGGCCGCCCGCGCCGCATCGCACGGCGCCTGACCGCCGACGGCTGAGAGGGGGCTGCTGTGGCTCTGCTGCCCCCTCTGGCGACTGCCGAGCGTCTGGGCAAGATGCGAGGCGAGGTGCTGACCGGCGCCCGCCTGGACCAGGCGACGGTACTGCTGGACATGGCGTCGGACGAGGTCCGCGGCTACCTCAAGCAGCAGATCACCGCGGGCACTTCGACTATCACCGTCTCGCTGCGTCGGTCGGATCCGCTTGAGGACCCGTGCCGCTGCGAGGTGGTGCTGCCGCAGCGCCCCGTCAAGGCCGTCACGTCGGTGAAGGTCGACGGCGTCGTGCCGGCGCGGTGGTGGTGGGACGGAGACCGCGTTTTCCTGCCGCACACGTGGTGGCGGGCGGGTCAGCACCGGCCGCCGCAGGTCGAGGTGACGTACGAGCATGGCTGGGACGAAGTCCCGGGCGACATTCGCAACGTGACGCTGCAGGCCGCCGGGCGGGTCTTCGTGAATCCGAGTCAGATCCGGTCGGAGGTCGTCGGCGGCATTTCGACGGTGTACGCGGTGCCGATCAGCGGCCAGGCACTCGGGGTACTGCTGACCTCGGCGGAGGAGAAGACCCTGAACCGGTACAAGCGCCGGGCGGGCACGACCCGTGTGAGGTCGTGATGCTGTTCCTCCAGTCGGTGGTGATCCTCCGGGCGCCGGTGGTCGAGGACGCCCGCTACAAGGACAAGAAGCGCGACTGGGCGAACGCCGAGCCGATCCCGGTGTCGGGCGTGAACGTGCAGCCCGCGGCAACGCCGTCCCAGTCCAAGGAGTACGTCGAGGACCGGCAGACGACGGTGACCGGGTGGCGGCTGTATACGCCGCGCGGCATGGATCTGGACCTGCGCGAGACGGACCGGATCTTGTTCGACGGCATGACGCTTGAGGTGGACGGCAAGGTGGGGCGGTGGCCTGCGCCGGGCGGCGGCGTGCATCACGTCGAGGTGGAGTTGCGCGAGGTCGACTGACCGTCGGGGGGTGGCTATGGCCACGGTCCCCGGCGGCGGCCGGTTCCAGCGCAATCCGGCGCTGTTCCGCGAGTTGGCGCACTCCGATGGGGTGCGGGATTACCTGCTGGAGCGGGCGACGGTCGGCGCGGGCCTGACCCGGGCGAACGTCAACACCTATGGCGGCCCGACGTGGAAACGCGGTGTGACCAGGACGGGCGAGTTCGGTCGGCAGACGTTCGCCGAGCTCGAACTACGGCCGTCAGGCTGGCGGTCGAAGTTCGGCAGCAACGCGCCGTGGACGGTGCAGGTCGAATACGGCACCGGCAAGGTCAAGCGGAAGCGCCGCCGGGTGCGGAACGTGTCGCTGCTGAAGCGCCGGATCTCGCTGCTGAAGGGCGCGGGCTCAAGCGGCGCGGCTCCGACGTACCACTACGTGACGACGTCACGCCGGACGCGCCCCCAGAAGGGCTGGTCGCCGAAGCAGCGGCCTATCCGCAAATCGCTGATGCAGCTTAGGAGTGTGTGATGCCGCGTATCCGCTTGGCCCACTGGCATGACGGGCACGCGCCGGGCGACGAGATCGACGTGGACGACGACCTGATGCGCTCGTTGCAGCGCGACGGCCGCGTCAACGCCGTGCTGCCGGATGAGGTGTTCGCCGGGGGCGGGTTCCTGCCGGCCGGTCTGTCGGAGGCGGTGAACGAGACCGGCGAGCCGGAGGCGGTCGAGGCTCCGCCGAAGCGTCGAGGCAAGGCGTCGTCGTGAGCCTGCCGGTCGTCGTCTTTCCGGACGCTGAGGCGCTGGTGGTCGGCTATCTGGCGGATCGGCTCGGGTCGACGTACCACGTCGGCACGGAACTCCCGGAGAACCTCGCCGGGGCGCTGCCGGTGGTGGTGGTGTCGCTGCTGGACACCGTGGACGTCCTGGATTTCGTCCTCGAGGAACCCGCGCTGGAGATCGGCGTGCTGGCGGCGGACAAGGCCGCGGCGAACGATCTGGCCCGGCTGGTGCGTGCGCACATGTTGGCGATGCCGGGCGCGCAGATTCCCGGCGCCGTGGTGTACCAGGTGGCCGGGGCGGGCTTCGCCTGGGAGCCGGACGAGCCGACCGGCCTGCCGCAGTACGTGCTCGCGTTCACGCTGCGGACCCGCCCCGCGTAGCCAACCCGTAACCCCCTTTTCCTTCGTCCCGCCGGTGATCCGCGCGGGCGTTTCCGCATGCCCGCAAGGAGGCAGTAATGGCGAACGACGCTGACAACGTCAGGGTTGGCCAGACCGGCAAGATCTTGGCCGCGCCCATCGGCAGCACGGCTCCGACGGACCTGGTGACCGCGTGGGACGCGGCGTGGGTCGAGCTCGGGTTCCTGTCGACCGACGGCGTGTCGATGACGTACAGCACGGAGACGGAGGACATCGACGCGTGGCAGTCGCTGTCCCCGATTCGGAAGATCCTCACCGGCGTGACGCTGTCGCTGGCGTTCACCGCGCTCGAGTTCAAGAGGGCTGCGGTGACGCTGTACTTCCCGGATTCGTCGATCTCGACGTCCGGTGGCGTGCACACCCTGGCGATCCCGTCGGCGCCGCAGTCGGACGAGCGCGCGTTCGGCCTGGAGTGGGTCGACAACGCGGTCACGAACCGGCTGATCATCCCGCGCGGTGAGGGCACGGACCGCGGGGAAATCACGATCGCGCGGAGTGCCGCTGTCGGCCTGCAGTTGACGGTCGAGGCGTACGCCACCAGCGCGCCGGAGATCGCGACGTGGCTGTCCAACGACCCGTCGTGGGCTCCCTGATCCTGACCGGCCCCTATATACGTCCGCCCGGCGGGTTCCTTTGCGGGTTGCCGCCGGGCGGGCTCCCAACCCGCAATGACCCGCATGGAGAACACGATGACCACAAGCAAGACCCCCGGAACGAAGCGGCTGGACCTGGAGGAGCGGCTGAAGCAGCGGCGTGCCGCGCTGCCTGAGCCGGTTCCGTGTGAGGCGTTCGGCGTGGAGTGGACGCTGCCGCCGATGCAGTCGCTGCCGATCGACGTGCAGGAACGCGCGGCCACGACCCGCGACATCGGTGTCCTGCGGGCCGCTCTGGGTGACGCCAAGGTCAACGAGATGATCAAGGCCGGGTTCACGGTCGGCGACATGGAGTTGATCGTCGAGGAGTGGCAGGAGCGCTCCGGTGTGGAGCCGGGGGAATCGAAGGCCTCGTAGCGCTCCTGGACGAGCACTGCGAGGCGGTCCAATGGGACCTCGCGCACTACTGGCCGGGCCGGTCGATCTACGAGTTGTACCGCGGCGAGATGACGTGGCAGGAGCTGCGGGTCTTCCTGCGGTACCTGCCGCCGGAGTCGAGCACGGCGCAGGCGATCTGGCCGAAGACGGCGGAGGAGTTGGAGCGCGAGCGCTGGTCGGCCCCGGCTGACCGGTTCATGCTCGCGTCGCTGATCGACAGCGTCCGCGAGCAGACGTACGTGCAGGTCAAGTTGCACGGAGACCCGAAGAAGACGCGGCACCTCAAGCCTCCGGAGCCGATCGAGCGGCCCGGGGTGCAGGGGCGGACGAAGACGATCCGGTTCGGCGGCAAGCACGGTTCGGGCGCGGCCCAGCTGGCTGAGGTGTTCGGGGCTCCGAAGGCGTCCTGACCGTACGCGCTGAGGGGAGTGAATCCCTTTGGCGGGTCCGGGTGGTGTGCTGGTCGGTCGCGGCTATGTGGTGATCCGGCCGGAGTTCGCGGGCGACTGGGACCGGCGTGTCCAGGGTCAGACTTCGCGGTCGGGGGCGCTCGGCGGCCGGTCGTTCGGGGCGGCGTTCGCGAAGGGCGCCGCCGCCGGAGTATCCGGCCTCGGGAAGATCGTCAAGGCGTCGGCGATCGGGTCGGGCATCGCCGGCGCGGCGGTCGGGATCCAGAGCCTGGGCGCGGCCGCGGTGGCCGCGTCGGCGGTGGCGGTGCCGGCGTTGTCGGCGATCGGCACGGCGGGCGCGGCGGTCGGCGTCGGCCTCAAGGGTGTCGGGGACGCGTTCAAGGCGTTCGACTCCGCTGCGCAGGACGCGAAGGCCGCCGCGACGGCAACGCGCCAGGTGGAGTCGGCGCAGCGCGCCCTCGCGCAGGCGCAGAAGGGCGTGTCCGAGGCGCGGGTTGCCGCTGCCCGGCGGGTGGCCGACGCCGAGCGCGCGGTCGTCGACGCGGAGAAGGACGCCGTCCGGGCGCACCGGGACGTCATCGACGCGCAGCGCGACGCCCTCGACGTGCAGAAGGAGTTGACGTCGGCGCGCCTGGACGCGACCCGGCAGCTCGAAGACCTGAACGCGCGCGTCAAGGATTCGGCGCTCGATCAGCGCGACGCGGCGCTGCGCGTCACGGAGGCGGAAAAGGCCCTTGCTGAGGCCCGGCAGGGCAACGACGCCGCCGAGGTGGCCCGCGCCGAACTGGCGCTGGACCGGGCGAAGGCGAACGTCGACCAGCAGGCGCGGGACTACAAGCGGCTGCAGGAGGACGCGGCCAGGGCGAACAAGGCCGGCGTCGACGGCAGCGAGCAGGTGGTTGCGGCTCGGGAGCGGATCGCTGACGCGAACGAGCGTGTCGGGGAGGCGGCGGACCGGGCGGCGGAGGCGGACCAGAAGGTCGCGGACGCGCAGCGGGATGTCGCCGATGCGCACCGGGACGGCGCGAAGCAGATCGCGGACGCGAACGAGGCGGTTGCGGATGCGGCCCGGGCGCTGGCGGATGCGCAGTCCGCTGCGGCGTCGCAGGTGTCCAAGGTCGACCAGGCGATGGCGAAGCTGACGCCGAACGCCCGCGACTTTGTTGAGACCGTCAAGGAGTTGGGTCCGGCGTGGGGTGAGGTCCGCAAGGCCACGCAGGAGAGCTTGTTCGCGGGGGTCGGCGACAGCTTCCGGGACATGTCGACGCAGATCATCCCGGATGTGCGGGACGGTCTCGCGGGCGCGGCGGGCCAGATCAACCTGATGTGGCGCAACTGGATGGACGGCGTCAAGGAGCTGTCGCAGGACGGCACCCTGCGGAAGTTCTTCGACAGCAACACCAAGATCCTCGGGAACTTCGTCAAGATCCCCGACCAGATGACGCAGTCGTGGGTGCGACTGTCCATCGCTGCGACGCCCGCGCTCGACAAGCTCACGCAGAAGGTCGCGGACGCGTCCACGCGGTGGAGCGACAAGATCGCGGAGTCGTTCGAGTCGGGCCGCCTGGAGAAGAAGATCACCGGGGCGTTCGACACCCTGGGGGTGCTGCGGGAGCCGCTGCGCGACATCGGCACGATCTTCAAGAACTTTTTCGACGCCATGATCGGCCCCGGCGGCGAAGTCCTCGGCTTCATCAGCGAGTTCTTCGATGAGCTGGCGCGGATCACGTCGCTGCCGAAGGTCAAGGGCGCGCTGGAGGACATCTTCGGTGCGATGGCCGACATCACCGAGTCGGTCCTGAAGGGCCTGACTCCGCTGATCGAGCACGGCCTGCCGGTGCTGGCGGACGGCTTGGAGTGGGTCGCGGATGTGATTCCGGCGGCGACGGCTGGGCTGCGGGATTTCGCGGGCGTGGTGATCGACTGGATCGGCCCGAAGATCGTCGCGGTCGCCGACGGAACGGCCGCGTTCCTGAACGCGTTCCGGACCGGCGACGCCGTGGGCATCGACGGTCAGGCGTCGGCGCTGGAAAGGTTCGGCGCGGCCGCTCGCGGGTTCAGCGACGCGAGCGCGGAGAACTTCCGTGCGTTCATCGACGGCTTCAAGTCCAACGACCAGGCCCCGATGTGGGCTGAGTCGTCGAACCGCATGGCCGACTCGTTCGACCGGGCGGGTTTCGCCGCGCGGTCGATGGCGGAGGCCGTCAAGTCCGAGTTGGTCGTCGCGCTGGACGCGGGCCGCGGCGCGTGGGCCGGGCTGCAGCCGGTCATCGAGCCGGTGGGCCGGATCCTCATCGGGATCGCGCAGCAGGGCTTCGAGCGCATCGGCACGGTGATCCAGCGCGTGTTCCTGCCGGTGGTCCGCGCGGTCGGCGACGTCGTCCGCGACCACGTGGCGCCGGCGCTGGAGCAGCTCGGCGGGAAGCTCGCCACAATGCTCGACCGGGCCCAGCCCGTGATCGCGTTCCTGGACACGTTCCTGACGTTCCTGGTCAAGGTCGGGAGCACGGTCCTCGGCACGGTGATCCCGCCGCTGATCCGCCTCGCCGGCCCGGTCCTGGGGTTCCTGTTCGACACGCTCGGGTTCCTCGTCGACGTGGTGGGGCTGGGCTTCCTCGCGCTGACCAAGTTGGGCGAGGGGGTTGCCTGGCTCGGCGACCAGGTGGTGCCGGTGTTCGAGGCGATCGGCGACGCGGCGAAGTGGCTGTGGGACGAGGTCCTCAGCCCCGTGGTCGGCTTCATCGCCGACTCGTTCCGCGGCTGGGGCCTGATCGCGACGTGGCTCTGGGACGAGGCGATCAAGCCCGCCGTGGAGGGCATTTCCGGCGCGGTCTCGTGGCTGTGGGTTCAGGTGATCGAGCCGAACTTCCGCTTCATGAAACAGATCTTCCAGGAGTTGGGCGACAAGGCCACGTGGCTGTGGAACGAGGCGATCAAGCCTGCTGTCGAGGGGATCTCGGGCGCGGTGTCCTGGCTCTGGGTCCAGGTGATCGAGCCCAATTTCAGGTTCATCAAGGGTGTCTTCCAGGACGTCGGCGACTGGGCGAAGGGCGCCTACGACAACGTCTCCGAGTGGTTCGGGAAGATCGGCACCACGGTCGGCGAGGTCACCGGCGGCATCGGCACCGCCTTCTCCAACGCCAAGCAATCCGTCAAGGACGCATGGGAGGGCGCGGAAGGCATCGCCGAAGTCGCCGCCCGGCCCGTGCGGTTCATCGTGGACAAGGTCTACGGCGGAATTCGCGCAGTCTGGAATTTCGTGATCGGCGCGGTCGGCCTCGACTCGCTGAAGCTCCCCGAGTACAAGCTGGCGTTCGCGGGCGGCGGCGTCGTCCCCGGGTACGCGCCCGGCCACGACTCCGTCACCGCGCGGCTGTCGCCGGGCGAGGGCGTGCTGGTGCCCGAGGCGGTCCGCGCGCTCGGGCCGAAGTGGGTCTACCAGACGAACGCGCACTTCTCGCGCGGCCGGAAGCCGGGCGCGCCGGAGCGGTTCGCGTACGGCGGCGTCGTCGGCCACGGCAAGGGCATGCCCATGGGCGGCCTCAACCCGGTCGACCCGCGCGACTGGGACGACTACGCGAAGAAGGGGATCAACTGGGTCCAGAAGGGCCTCGGTGTCGCGTACGAGGGCCTCAAGCAGGTGCCCGGCGTCGGCGCGGTCATCGAGTGGGCGGAGAAGCTGGTCCGCGGCGCGGCCGCCGAGGCGGCGGAGCGGCTGCTGAAGCCGGTCGTGAACTGGGCAGGCGACGGCATCGCCAACGCCGCGGGCCAGGGCGTGAACCGCGACGCCCCGTACTTCAAGGCGCTGCGCAGCGCCCCGGGTTCGCTGGTGGACCGGCTGGTCGCGCGGATCCGCAAGGACGACGCCGAGCAGCAGGAATGGTCCGGCGGCGCGTGGATGAAGCCCGCGGACGGCGCGTACGGTGCGGCGTTCGGGCAGGCCGGCCCCATGTGGGCGTCCGGCCGCCACACGGGGTTGGACATTCTCGCGCCGTTCGGGTCGGACGTGCGGGCGGTCGCGGCGGGTTCGGTGGTGGACCGGGCGACGGGCGGACCGTACGGCAACCACCTGCTGCTGAACCACGCGGGCGGCATCCAGTCGCTGTACGCGCACCTGAACGAGATGTTCGTCGCGTTCGGGGACGCGATCGCGGCGGGGCAGCGGATCGGCACGGTCGGCATGACCGGCAACACGACCGGGCCTCACCTGCACCTCGAGGCGCGGTCGCTGACGCGCGGCAGCTTCGACCCGATGGAGATGCTGAACGGCGCGACGGGGAAGGCGGCTCCGCCGGGGCAGGTGCGGGACTGGATCGTGCAGGGCTTGTCGATCGTGGGGCAGGGCGGCAACCAGAAGTGGATCAACGGCCTGTACACGATCGCGATGCGCGAATCGGGCGGCAACCCGCGGGCGATCAACCTGTGGGACTCGAACGCCGCGAAGGGAACCCCGAGCAAGGGTCTGCTGCAGTTCATCGACCCGACGTTCCGGGCGCACGCCCTGCCGCCGTACCTGGACATCTGGAACCCGATCCACCAGGTCGTGGCGGACTGGTTCTACATCCGGTCGCGGTACGGCGACATCAGCAAGGTGCAGCAGGCCGACCCGTCGCAGACGCCGAAGGGCTACTCGTTCGGCGGCGTCGTCCCCGAGCGGAAGGGCCGGGGCACGCACGACGCGGGCGGCTGGCTGGAGCACGGCAAGGCCGCGCTCAACCTCAGCGGTACGCCGGAGGCGGTGCTGACGGGCCCGGACTACTCGCTGATGCGGGCGGCCGCGGTGGCGAACAACCGCAGCAACGGCATCGGCGAGGTGCGGGTGTTCGTCGGGGATCGGGAGCTTACGGACATCGTCCGGACCGAGGTGCGGGACTACAACGGCGCGGTCGTGGCGGCGTTGTCTGACGGCAGGGGGTGACCGGTGGCCCTTGTCTCGAATCTGCTGACGGCGAACGACGCGAACTTCGACAGCACGGTCGGGACGTGGGTCGCCGGTTCGAACACCTCGGTCGCCAGGACGACGGCGCATTTCCAGGGCAGTCCGGCGTCGCTGCGGTTGACGTCGGCTGCCGCCGGGGCGTTGTCGGCGTTCTCCGGCAAGTACGCGGTCAGCCCGAGCACGGAGTACGAGGCGTACTGCTACGCGGGCAACGCTGTCGCGACCGCGGGCCGGATCGTCTCCATCAAAATCGACTGGTACACGTCGGGAGACGTCTACATCTCGTCGTCGACGACCACGACCCCGGAGACGCTGCCGAACAGCACCGCGTTTGCCGGGCCGATCGTGGTCGTCGGCACGTCCCCGTCCAACGCGGCCAAGGCCAGCCTGCAGGTCAACGTCACCGCGGGGATCACCGCCGGGTCGCAGGCCGTCGACATCGACACGCTCGGGCTCGGGCTGCCGGTGCAGGACACCGGCAACCTGATCCCGTACAACACGGCCAGCGCCGAGATGGACACCTCCGGGTGGTCGGTCTCCAACGGCACCCTGGCCCGGTCCACGGGCAGCGCGGAGGGCGCGTACTGCCTGCGGGCGACGTCCACCGCGTCCGGGGACATGACCGTCACGTCCGCGGCCCGGTTCCCGGTGACGACTGGCGTGGCGTACGAGCTGTACCCGTGGGTGTTCGCTCCCGCGGCCGGCAGGTCGCTGATCCTGGAGATCCGCTGGTACGACGCCGCGGTGGCCGGGACGCTCCTGTCGACGTCGTCCCGGACGGCGACGACCTTCCAGAGCGTCGCGTGGGAGCGGCACACGGTCCTCGGGACCGCGCCGGCCACGGCCACGCACGCCGAGGTGCGGCTGCGGCCGCAGACCACCGGCGCCGCCGAGGTGTGGTACTTCGACCGGGTCACACTCAGGACCCAGCCTTTGCTCGCGGGCAACTTGTTGTCGTATGCGGCGCAGTCCCTCGAGGTCGGCATCGCCGACTGGACCGCCGCCGGGAACTGCACGCTGGCTCTGTCGGCGCCGCAGGAGTCGTCGGCCGCCGGCGGCTACTCGCTGAAGGCCACGTGCACGGCGTCGGGTCAGGCCCGCATCGAGGCGGCGGCCACGGTCGCTGTCACTGAGGGCCTGTACTACAACGCGTCGGTCAGGTTCCGGACGGTCGGCGCTTCTCCGGCGTCGATCTGCTGGCTGGACATCGACTGGTACGACGCGTCGATGGTGTACCTCGGTTCGGCGTCGCCGGACCAGGACTCGACGATCACCGGCGACGTCTACAACTCGGACACCATCGGACGGCTCGCCCCGCCGGGCGCGGCGTTCGCCAAGGTGATCCTGCTGCCGCAGGCGACGGTGGCCAGCCAGGTGTTCTTCCTCGACGAGATCTCGTTCGCGTCCGGCACGCCGCCGTATGTGGTCGAGGCGCACCCGGAGACCGGGTCGGTCACGATCACTCTGAACAGCCTGGCCGGCGTGGCGGTCTTGGACCTGTACCGGGTGGATCCGGACGGCACGCTGGCGCCGGTGCGCGGGTTCGGATCCGACGTCGAGGCGTACGCGGTCACCGGCAGCACGATGCTGTTCCAGGACTACGAGGTGCCGCTGGGTGTGGCGGTGCGCTATCAGTTCACGAAGGACGCCGGTGCGACGACCCGCACCTATGCGGTCGCGGTCGACCCGCCGGACGACGAGGCGTACGTGTGGTTCACCGACCCGGGGCAGCCGGCGCGGAACCTGCTGCTGGCGGTGTCCCAGGCCCCGGACTGGCAGCAGGCGGTGGAGCGCGGCGTCTACCGGGTGCGCGGCGCGGCGCGGCCGGTCGTGATCTCGGATGTGCGCGGCGACGACGAGGGCGACCTGAGCGCGGCGACGTACACCGAGAGCGAGGCGCGCGCCCTGAAGTACCTGCTGGCGGAAGGCTCGGTGTTGCTGATCCGGGCGCGGCCGGGCTGGGACTTGGACAAGGTCTACGTCTCGGTCGGGAACACGTCGCGGAACCGGGTGTCGCAGTACGGCCCGGAGTGGGCGCGGCGGTGGACGCTGCCGCTGACGGTGGTGGACCGCCCGGTGGGCGGTATGGCCGGGTCGGCGGGCCGGACGTGGCAGGACGTCCTCGACGATCCCGAGACGCCGACGTGGGGCGATCTGCCCGCGAAGTACCCGACATGGCTCGACGTACTCCAGGGGGTGGACTGATCATGCGCACTGTCACGCCCCAGTTCCTGAACGCGATCAAGGGCTCGTACCGACTGTCGATCCTGGCGGAGGTACTGTCGCCCGACGACGACGTCCTCGTCACCAACCTGCCGATCCAGGCGGGTTCGGTGACGGTCGACGCCGGATCGGAGATCCGCTACACCTGCTCGATCACCGTGTCCGACATCGCGTACCTGCCGCGCCTGGAGTCGGACCCGCTGGCGCCGTACGGGAACATCCTCAAGCTGCACCGCGGTGTCCGCTACACCAACGGCCAGGTCGAGCGTGTCCCCATCGGGGTGTTCGTCATCGACCAGGCGGGCGGCGACCTCGACATCGGGCCGCTGACCGTCACCGGCAAAGGACTCGAGAGCGTCCTGCAGGCGAACAAACTCACGGAGCCGTACTCGACGACGGGCACGACGACGCACGTCGGGGCGATCACCGCGCTGGTGACCGCGGTCATGCCGTCGGCGAGTATCAGTTCGTCCGGCGTCACCGACGACCAGATTCCGGCGACGAAGACGTGGGACGTCGACGCGGACCGGTGGGCGGCGTGCCGCGAACTGGCCCGCGCGATCGGCGCGGAGTGCTTCTTCGACGCTGCGGGGACGCTGGTGATCCGCGACATCCCGCCGGCGCCGGAGGCTGCGACGCCGGTGTGGGAGGTCGCGTCGGCTGAGGGCGGGGTGATGGTGTCCGCCGAGGTCACGATGTCCCTGGCGGGCCTGTACAACGGGGTGCGGTGCCAGTCCGACGGGAACTCCGTCGACAACACCGCGCCCGTGTCGGCGCAGGCGGTGGATTCGGATCCGCTGTCGCCGACTCGGTGGGGCGGGCCGCTCGGCTACCGCCTGAAGATCGTCAAGTCGCCGTTGTACAAGGACGCCCCGCAGTGCGCCGCGGCGGCCGCGCGGCTGCTGCCGCAGGTCCTCGGGCCGAACCGCACGGTGGGCCTGCGGACCGTGCCGAACCCGGCGTTGGAGGCGGGCGACTGCATCCGCGTCGTCTACGGCGACATCCCGCCGGAGCTGCACACGGTGCAGTCGCTGACGATCCCGCTCGTGGCCGCCGGGGACTTTCCCGTCGGTACCCGCTCGGGTGTCGAGGAGGTGCCGTGATGGCGGACGGCGACTACGCGGACATCGCCGCGCGCGAGGCGGACGCGGTCGAGGCGCGGATCGACAAGAAGCTGGCCGCGGCCGCGGACTTCGGTATCGGCACGGTGACCGCGATCAATCCGGGGAGTGTGACCGGCACGGTCGCGGTCGACCTCGGTTCCGGTACGAGTTTCCCGATGCGCCGCAACTCCGGCTACTCGCCGACGGTCGGCGACAAGGTCAAGTGGTCCCGGTCTGCGGCGGGCGACTGGTTCTGCGACTACAAGCTCGCCTGAGCGCTCCCCTTCTTCCCCGTTCTTGAGCAGCCCCCGAGCGGGGTGGAGGTGTCATGCCCGATTCCGACAGCTACGGCCAGGGGATCAACCTGGCGATCAACGGGGACGCCCCGGACGCGCAGCAGTTGGTGTCCGACCTGGAGAAGATCATCGGCAAGTCGGTGATGGTCTTCACGAACTCCTCGCACCGCGCCGCGACCCTGTCCGGCACGGGCGGTGCACCCGCCCCCACCGAGGGCATGGTGACCTACCTCCTCGACACGCACTCGGTCGACTACTACAACGGCTCCGCCTGGAAGGGCTTCCACGAGGCGATCCCACGGGCGTCGCGGGGCCGGGTGGCGTCGTCGTATTCGACGGACGGCCCGGTGGTGGGCACGATCACCGGCACGAACCTGCTGTGGAACGCGTGGGTGAACGCGGTGCCGGTGTTGACCAGCCGCCGGTATCGGGCGCATGCGGCGTTCACGTGGATCAGTTCGGTCGTCGGCATGAACTGCAAGATCTGGATCGGCTATGTACCGAGCGCGGTGGCGCTGCCGGGCAACGGGACTGGTGCGACGCAGGTGGGGCCGCGGACGTGTACCGAGCCAGCGCCGAACTGCAACCAGTACATCGCCTGTTCCGGTGAGTTCAACGGGTCGGTGAACGGCAACATCAACATCGGTGTTTACGCACAGAAGGACACCGGCCTGTCCGGTGGTTTCACGGTGCAGGCCGATCCGATCGAACTGTGGCTTGAGGACGTCGGCCCTGCGGTGTGACACCGCATCCAACCCGCAACCGCCCCGCCTCGGCGGGGTTTTCGCATGTCAGGAGGCCCGCATGGCTGGTGCCAAGGGCTACGACGTTTCGGACTATCAGTCCGGTATTCCGGCGGATGCCGGGTTTGTGTTCATCAAGGCGACCGAGGGCGCGCGGACGGGTCAGCGGAACTGGCGGTCGAAGCAGGCGGATGCGCGCCGCCGGGGTCTGGTGGTGGGCTACTACCACTTCTTCCACGCGGAGAACGCGGTCGCGGACGAGGTGAGCCACTTCTGTTCGACGGTCGGCGACGTGCCTGTGTCGGAGCTGCTGGTCCTGGACTTCGAGCCGTACAACCAGCCCGTCACGGCGGCGGTGGCGACGGCGAAGAAGAACCAGTGGCTTGCCGCGGTCAAGCAGCGCTACCCGCGGCACAAGGTCGGGGTGTACACGAACCGCGACTGGTGGTTCAAGACGGACGACAACGCCGGCGACTTCCTGTGGATCGCGGACTACCAGGCCGGTCCGGGTGCTCCGCGGGTGCAGGCGCAGTGGGCGTTCCACCAGTACACGGATGCGCCGTTGGACACGAACGTCTACCGCGGGTCCCTCGAGGAGCTGCGCGCGTGGGTGGGGGGTGTCGCGGTGCCCCCGCCTCCTGCTGCTCCGTCGTGGGTGTCTCCGCCGCGGGTGACGCGGGCTCAGCTGGGCTGGCCTGCCACGGCGTCGTCGCTGGTGTCGCAGAGGCAGCTCGGGGTGAAGGTCCACTACTTGGGGACCGGCTACGACTTCGGGCCGCACGCGGACTGTGCGGCGTATGTGAACGGGCTGCGGCAGTCGCATCTGAATCATCCGACGGAGAACTACTCGGACATCGCCTACAACGAGCTGGTGTGCGAGCACGGGGTGCGGTTCGAGGGTCGGGGCTACAACCGGCGGACCGGGGCGAACGGCAACGCGGCGCTGAACTCGACGCACTACGCGGTGTGCGCGCTGCTGGGCTCCAGCGGTTCGACGCAGCCGACCGAGGCGCAGTTGCACGGGCTGCGGGACGCGATCGAGGCGTACCGGCAGTACGGCAGCGCCGGCAGCGAGATCAGGGGCCACAAGGACGGGTTCCCGACGTCGTGTCCGGGCGGGCCTCTCTATGCGTGGGTGCAGGCCGGCGCGCCTCGCCCCTCAGGCGGACCGGTTGGCCCGGTGCCGAGAAGGAAGGCCGAAGTGAGCGTTGTCGAGAAGGATCTGAAGTCGGGCTGGGACCCGGTGGAGACGCTGTTCAACTGCGTGGGCGTGCCTGCGTCGCTGAGCGTCGGCTGCGACCTGGGTGACATCCGGGTGGCGGTGTTCGTGCTGACGAACTCCTCGGACGACTGGTATCTGCTGGCGGATGTCGAGGTGTTCCGGAAGAAGAACCTGGCGTTCTGGAGCGACACGACGAACCCGGCGCTGCCCGCGGACACCCGCAAGATCGCGGTGAAGCGGTGGAAGCGGCACGACGACGACGATGCGCTCGCGGTGCCCGCGGTGGTCACCCTGAAGTACAAGCCCGAGGTGATCTGACGTGCTGGGTGTGTCCGGGAAGTGGGCGCGTGACGCGGGCGAGCGTGTGGGCTTCACCGCGCTGGAGGCGGGCGCGGCGATGGCGGTCGTGCTGCTGACGCCGCTGCAGACGTGGTGGGCGGCTCCGTTGACGGTGGCGTTCGCGGGTCTGAAGACGTGGGCGGCGAAGCATGTCGGCGAGAAGGGCACCGCGGCGCTCCTGCCGAAGCCGGGGCCTGGGTCGTGACCGTGCTGCGGCGGCTGCGGCGCAGGCTCGGCCGCCGTGGCGCTTCGCTGCTGTTGTTCGGCGCGCTGTACCTGCTGTACGGGTACGGCCTGCTGGTCGAGCCGCTGATCTCCACGGTGTCGTTTCAGATCCTGGTGGATCTGTGGCCGGTGGATGTGTGGGCGTGGCTGTGGATCTGCTCGGGCCTGGTCGCGGTGCTGTCGGCGTGGTTGCCGCAGGGCCGGGACTGGCTGGGCTTCACCGCGCTGTATCCGATCGCGATGGCGTGGGGCTTGGCCTCGTTCGTGTCGTGGTGGCCGCGCGGGGACAATCCGCGGGGCTGGGTCGGTGCGGCTGTGTGGTGCGTGATTGGGGGGCTGATCACTAAGGACGCGGGTTCTCCTGAGCCCGGGTTCCGCAAGAAGGGTGGCGGCTCCGATGCCGGGAATTGACTGGGACACGATCCAGACGGGGATCGTGGGGGTGGGGACGGTCGTCGGGACGATCGTGGTGGCTCGGGCGTCGCGCAGGTCGCGGCAGCAGGAGAGGCGTGACGATTTCACGGTGCTGCAGGCGGAGTTGCGGCAGCAGAAGGCGCACGCGGAGCGGCAGAACACGGAGCTGCGGACCGAGGTTCAGCATGTGCGCGTGGAGGTCGCGGAGGAGCGCGCGGGCCGCGCTGAGGACCGGCGGCTGTGCGAGGAGGAGCGGCGGCAGTCGCAGCGGAAGATCGACGCCTTGCTGCGGTTCTTGTGGTCGATGGCGCGGGTGATGCAGGTCCACGACGTGCAGGTGCCTGCGCTGCCACCGAGGGACAAGACGACGTTGGAGGAGTACGACCTGCCGGGCGTGTAGCCCGAACGAGGCTGCGGCCCCGCCCCCTTCGCTGGGGCGGGGCCGCTCTTCTGTGTTCGGCTACGGGCGGGCGTGCTGCCCGGCGAGGCGGAGCATGCCGCCGCGGTCGCGGGCGTTGCCCATCTCGTTGATGACGCGGACGGCCCAGCCGCTGCCGGTGCGGTGGACGGCGGCCATGACGCAGGCGTTCTCCCGTGCGTCGAGGCGGGGCCAGAACTCGCCGATGTTGTCGGCGCGTCCGGACGTCAGGTCGTAGGTGCGCATCGTGATGTTGGCGATGTCGGAGAAGGACACGCCTTCCTTGTAGGCGGTGACGATGAACACCACGGCGTCGATGCTCGGGTGGATCTTCTCCAGGTCGGCTTCGAGTTCCTCGTCGTCGCCGTCGCCCTTCCCGGAGCGGTTGTCGCCGAGGTGAACGAGGGAGCCGTTGCTGAACGGGTCGAGGCTGTCGAACCAGGCGAGGCGGACGGGTTCGCCGTCGGCGAGGGCGACCGCGGCAAGGTCGAGGTCGGAGCCGACGTGCCGCTTGATCTTGCCGAGGAGGCCTTTGCGGCCGCCGCCGGATGTGTCCCAGGCGAGGCCGACGCGGATCTTGGTGACGTTGCCGAGGGATTCGAGTCCGGCGTTCTTGGTCATCTGGAGGCCCATGCAGGTGTGCACCTTCTTCTCGCGGGGTGGTGCGGGGCATCGCGGTGCCGCCCGCATGGGTGCGGCCCGAGCTTCGGAGGGTAAGCGGCTTTTCGGATTCATGCACATCCCGCATGTCACAGCGTTGATCCATGCGTTCATCGCATAGGTTGGTAGCGGTCGGATGGCGCGGACATGGAGCGGCCCCGGTCACCTCGCGGTGGCCGGGGCCGCTTCGTCGTGCCCGACGGTAGCGGTACGGCGCGGCTGGGGTGGCGAGTTCGCCCGTTCCACGCTGTGATTCCCGGTAGCGTTTGGGTCACGCTCGGTTCGAGGGAAGGGGATTGGTGTGCCTCGTACACAGTGCCGCGCGTGCGACAACGCGGGCGTGGTCTTCGTGCAGCGGCAGAGGCGGCGACCGGACGGGACGACGGAGACCGTCGAGGTCGAGGAGAAGTGCAAGCCGTGCAGGGGTACGGGCTGGGTTGATCAGGGAGGCGGCTGACGTGGAGCCAGGCGAACCGGACTACGTGGACGCGGCCGCCGAGTCGATGCCGGCGGTCGTGTGCCGTCGCTGCGATGGTGACGGCTGGTACTACCGGCAGACCGCGGCGATGATCGGCGGGCGGCTCACGACGGTGGCGAAGCCCGAGCCGTGCCCGGAGTGCGCGTCAGGTGAGGATCGGGTGCCGACCGGGCGCGTCAACTCAGCCACCGGCCCCGGCGCGAAGCTCAAGCGGTGGGAGAAGGTGCCGGTGCCCGGTGTCGACGACTGGGGCCCAGACCGCGCGTAGGGCATCATGGAAAGCCAGGCGAGCAACAGACCGCCCCCGTTCCCAGTAGCCCTGGGAGCGGGGGCGGTTCGCGTGTGTCAGCGCTGTGCGTCGAGGAACGTAGCCCATGCCTCGGCGCTGGCGGTGACGATCGGCGAGTCGTGCACCTTGCTGTCGCGGACGCCGATTTCCGGTTGGATCGGCGCGACTTCGACGCAGTTCCCGCCAGCGTTTCCGCTGTACGAGGACTTGCGCCACGCGCCAGCCGTGCGCTCAATGGTCATAGCTCTCCCGCAATCTGCTTGATGAGATCTACAGACTGACCCGTGGTCAGGGCCTGCCCCCGGATGATTCCATACCGCTGTGTGAGCACGCTGACCTCTTCGGGATCCGCCACGTGCACGCCACCGAGCTGGCCCTCCACGTAGCCCAGGATCCGCCTGCGGGACGTCTCCAGCAAGACGATAGGACCGTCGAGTCCGGTGTGTTCCTGGACGTCGGTCGGCATGACCTGGACGGTGACGTGGCGCAGGGCGGCGATGTCCACGAGTCGGAGGAGTTGTGCGCGCAGGACCTCGGGGCCGCCGATCGGGCGGCGGAGCGCGTGGGCTTCTATGACGAAGGAGAGGTTCGCCGGCGGGCGGCGGTCGAAGAGTTGCTGGCGTTCGATGCGCGCCCGTACGAGGCGTTCGACTTCGTCGTCTTCGAGGGTGGGGGTGTGGGCGTTGATGACGGCGCGCGCGTATTCCTCGACCTGGAGGATGCCGGGGATGGTGTTGGGCTCGTAGGAGTGGAGCCACACGCAGTCGCGTTCGAGGTTGGCCTGTTCGCCGAAGCCTGTGGGGTAGTTGACTTCGGCGATGTGTTCGGCTCCGGCGAGTAGCGCGCCGTCGGCTCCGGTGATGCGGTCGAGTTGGATGATGAGGTCGGGCTTGGCTGCGCGGATGCCTTGCTCGACGGCTTTGAGCATGGGGAGGCCGTAGCCGTCGACGAGGTCGGCGACTTCGGCTTGGGTCATGCCTGCGCGCTTGCGGTAGAAGGCGACTTGGCGACCGAAGTAGACCAGAGTGTTGGACTTTTTTGACTGACTGCTCACCGCTTCTGCCCCCCGAGGGATACACGGGACTACACGAATGGCCTTGAGGGATACAGATTTTCGGCTGTATCCCAGTAGCACCTATCCACCATAGGACGCCAGGGGCAGGCTGGGAACCGAAAGAGCCCCCGCGACGCGGTCAACGTCCGGGGGCACGGTCGAACGCTTGAAGGAGCGCCGACATGACGAGCCTAACGGCCGTACGCCCGCCGCGGGAGAGCCATCTCATGGACGAAGACAGAGCCCCCCGGCGACACGAGCACACCACGCCCGCCGCGCCCGAGGGCCCGGCCCCGGAGGTCGAGCAGCGTCCGGTCGGCCGGCGCAGGCCGCGCATGACGATCCGCGTGTACCGCGTGGGCGTGGACGGTTCGGCCCTCGTGTCCGAGACGTCGTCCTCGCGCGGTCCCGCGTGGGAGGTGCGCTGATGCCGCAGCCGACGGCCTTCGACTGGTGGGTGCCGGACGACCGGATCACTCCCGCCGAGCACCACGGCATCGTCCGGGATGTGCGCGAGGAGATGCGGCAGCGCGAGCGGGAGTTGCGGCCGCCGTCGGGTCCGGAGCAGCCGGAGCCTCCGCGACGTCCGGCGAGGTGATCTCCCGCCCGCGCCCCTCCCCTGTCCCCCGGTGGCAGCGCGCGGGCGGGTCCAACTTGTTGTGACCACTCGTACGGGTGAATAGGTGTCACCTACACGGGTGAACGCGGGACAAGTCATTCCATGTGGACACGGGTAGCGCTACCGTGGCGCATTCTTCCCCCTTGCCGGCCCAGACCCCGCTGGCAGGCGGTGCACAACCTCGAGCCGTAATGCCCAACGCCGGGCCCCGACCCCGCCCGGCGTGCACCGGCTGACGCCGGCGGAGCGCAGGCGTCAGCCGATCAGATCCCGCAGCGGCACACGAACCGCATGCGCGATGCGGAGGAGGGTCGAAATTGATGCGTCGGTCAATCCGTACTCGATGCGGTAGATCGTCATCTTCGTTACGCCGACGTGGTGCGCAAGTTCCTCTTGGGTGAGCTGTGCGTCTAAGCGTGCGTTGCGGATCCTGCTCCCGAGCCTGCGGGCCCAGTCTTGGATCCAGTCGGGGCGGGGATCGCGCGGCACTCGCTGACGATGTCGTGATCATGCTGCGTAGCCCAGAACATGGATGTTCCATTTCGTGATCTTGGACGGCTGGCGGGGGCGCTGGTCGAGCCAGATAGACCCCCGGGGACTGGGCACCTCCGGGAGGGGGCGGGCGGGACCGGGGAAAACGTCAGGGAGTACCCCCGGTCCCGCTCCGAACCACTCAAGATAAGTTCGCCAAATCAAGAATCGGGCGAACCGCAGGCCACCAGGTCAGACGGATTGGTAGCACATAAGAGATTGCGGGATACGCCTAGGGTATCTAGAGTGGCCGCGTCCATACATCACCGCGATTACCTGCGGCAACGCCCACTTTCCGGATCTTCTTTCCGAAGCACAAGAGAATCATCCGAGATAACCCCTACCCTGGCGTTACCGTCCAAAGGGGTGCCCGTGGCCTTCGACATCGAACCGCTGCTCCAGTCCTGGTACCGCTCGCTCCGTGCTGCCGACCTCTCCCCCAACAGCCTGAAGGTCTACCGGGAAGCGTGCACCCTGTTCCGGCGCTTCCTGTTGGACTACGTGCCCGCCGAGGCCGGCATGCGCCCGGCCCCCGAGTCGCTGGAGGAGATCCACCGCGAGCACTTCGAGGCGTGGCTGACGCATGAGATCGCGCGCACCTCGGTCAGCTCGGCGGGCACCCGGTACCGCGCCGTGCACGCCTGGTTCAACTGGCTGGTGCGCGAGGAGGAGTTGGACCGGTCGCCGTCGGCGAAGGTGCCGCAGCCGCGGGAGGATTCGGCGCCGGTGGCGGTGCTCGCGGCGGACGCGCTCCAGCGGCTGCTGAAGACCGCGGCGGGCACCGACTTTCGGTCGCGGCGGGACACGGCCATCATCATGGTCTTCCTCGATACCGGGCTGCGGGTCAGCGAGGTGGCGAACCGGGTGATGGACGACCTGGACCTGGACAACCAGACGCTGGCGGTGGTCGGCAAGGGAGGCCGGCCGCGGGTCGTGCCGTTCGGCAAGAAGACGTCGCAGGCGATCGACCGGTATCTGCGGGCGCGGGCGAAGTTCGATCCGAAGAACCCGGCCGTGGCCGACGCGCCGCTGTGGATCGGGCTGACCGGGCGGGGCGGGCTGACGGCGCACGGGCTGCGGTCGATCCTGGACTACCGGACGAAGCAGGCGGGGCTGGAGCACATCCACCCGCACCAGTTCCGGCACACGTTCGCCCACGAGTGGTTGGCGGCCGGCGGTACGGAGGAGTCGCTGATGCGGATCACGGGGTGGCGGTCGCGGTCGATGCTGGAGCGGTACGGCGCGAGTGTGGCGGAGGAGCGGGCGCGGGATGCGCATCGCAGGCTGAGCCCCGGCGACCGGCTCTGACTTGGCCGGCCGCCGGGGGCGGTGTGCGCTAGGTGTTGATCCACAGTCCGCCGGGCGAGCGGTTCCAGTGGCCGTGCGCCATGTTGGTGCGGGTGGCGTCGGTGAGGAATCGGGCGCCGTCCGCGCTGTAGTCGTCCCGGTTGAGGATGACCCGGAACTTTTCGGGATGGTCGAAGATCAGCACGTGGACGCCTTTGTCCAGCGGGCGTACTTCGAAGAGCACTTCGGGTATGGCGCGGCTGATGGAACGCGGGCTCGGGATACTCGCGATCATGTGACCCCCTCGGCACACATCGCAATTCTCGAACTCGTGTTCGAGTTCGAGCAGGGAGGAGCACCACTTTACGCGTATCGATACAGCCGCGTGGCCTGAATCACACTCTTAGGCCGGAAAAAGTCCGTGCGTATTCATTTGGTTACGCCTCGTTCGAATCACCACCGTTGTGTTCGGAGACCGGCTGTCCGATCTCTTTCATGAAGCGTCTGAACTCGCCGACCGTGAGCGGGGTGTCTTCCGAACTGATCGACACTCCGTCACTCGATGCCGCGGTGACGACGACATCCGCTTCGTCAGGCAGTTCACCGATGTACTCGCGGAACGTCGCCTCCTGGGCGCGCCTGAGGCTGACGCCCTTCAGGCCGGCGGCGATCGCGCGCACGAGCGCGGGATTGATCTTCACGGGCTGACTCTTCGCCAGCCGCTGGACGATGCTGATGCTGGGGCGGTAGCCGGTTTCGGGGTCGACGGCCCGGTCGAGGAACGCGTTGTAGGTCATCTCCCCCTCCGGCCCCACCTGGCTGCGCACCAGGCTCGACAGTGTCTCCTTGGCTTCGGTCACGGTTGTCCTCATGTGCAACCCCCGAGCGCCCGCGCTGTCAGGGAGTGGGGGCGGCGTACGCATCCGGGGCGCGGGCTTCCCGGACGTTCCATTGTCTGCGTAGTGATACAGCTACGGCTACTGCTCGGTCAAAAGCTGGCGTCAAAAGCTTCCGTGCGCCGGTTTCACGCCTCCCCCTAGACACCACCGCCTCTTCTGTGCTTCGCTTTAGCCATATCGATACGGCTAGTCAGTCGGACCGACAGGATCTTGGCGGCTGGCCTCACTTAAACGCCTGTATGTATCCGTATGGATACGGCTAGGGGGTGACCAGCATGAACCCGTACGAGTCCATGGACCCCGAAGAGCGCACCGCCCGAGCCCAGATGGCCGCGCACGAGAGCTGGGCCAAGACCACCGACCGCGCCGCCCGCACCAAGACCGCCAGGGACGCGCTCCTCAGCAAGTTCGCGAACGAGGCCGACCCCGACGGGGCCCTCACGCCCGAGCAGGCCGCCGCCGCCGCGCGCAGCAGGCAGCACGCCCACATGGCGCGCATGCGGATGGCCAAGGCGACCAAGGCCCGCCAGGCCCGGCAGGCCGCCGAGGCGCAGACCGAAGACGTCGCCTGACCACGAGACCGGAAGGCCAGCACGCCCCATGCGCAATCCCGAACCGCGGCCCGCGCTCGCGCAGCTCGTCAGCGACGCCCTTCGCGAGCACGACCTGTCCTTGAGGACGTTCGCCGATCGGGCGATCGACCCGGAGACGGGCTACCGCCTGTCGCACTCGCTGGCCAACAAGATCCGCACCGGGCGGTCGTTCCGTCCGACGCCGCGGGTGATGCGTGCGATCGCGGCCGGTGCGCGCAAGCCGCTGGCCGTCGTGCAGTCGGCTGCCGCCGCGCAGTTCCTCGGCATGGAAATCCACCGCGGCGACGCCGCCTGACCCAAACGGCCGGACCCGAAGGCCCGGCCGCGACCCACCCCTATCCCAAGTAGGAGCAAGTCTTGAGCAACATCATCCCCGATCAGCCGAACGAGCTGGTCCTCACCGAGTCGCGGACCATGCGGCAGCGCACGATCGCCCGCACTGATGTCCTCGACAAGGTCAAGGCCCTCGCTCTCCTCCCGGACGGGGTGCACGCCACCACCGAGATAGTCGCCGACTACTTCGAGGTCGGCCTCGACGCCATCGAGAGCGTCATCCGACGCAACCGCGCCGAGCTGGAGGAGAACGGCCTCCACACCTTCCGTGGTGAGGAGTTGAAGGAGTTTGAGGCTGTCAATCCGACAGTCTCAAACGCGAAGCGCCGGGCGCTGCGGGCCTTCAACCGCCGGGCGATCCTCAACGTCGCGCAGCTCCTCGCCGAGTCCGCGGTAGCGAAGGACATCCGGTCGTACCTGCTGGAGCTCGAAGAGCAAGCCACGCCGGCCGCGCGCACGGAGGCGGCGGAGCGCGCCGTCCTCGGCGAGGCGCGGATGCGGGTGCTGAAGGCCGCCGAGGGCATCGTCGACGCCGAGTGGCTGGCGATGAAGGCCCGCATGGTCGTGGCCAAGGCGTTCGACGAGGAGCCGGAGGTCGACCCGGCGGAGCGTCCGCTGTACGTGCCGGACTTCCTGAAGGCCAAGGGCCTGAAGAAGAAGCAGATCGTGTCGGCGCAGTCGTGGTTCGGCCGCCGGGTCGCGGCCCTGTACGAGGCGGCGCACGACGAGCGGCCCGGGAAGCGCACGGAGGACACGGCGTCGGGCTCGGTGCGTGAGACGTACGCGTGGATTGAGCGGGACCGGCCGCTGTTCGAGGAGGTCTGGACGCGCTGGTACGCGGAGCAGTTCGCGACCCCGACGCAGGACGACCTTCCCTTCTGACCCGAAACGGGTGCGGGCCGCCTCATCTGCCAGACCAGGCGACCCGCCGCCCACCACCACGAGATCGAAATCCCTCAGAGAGAGGTGGAGGACGTGAACAAGCGTATCGAGATGATCCGCGAGGACATCACCCCGTGGGCGGAGACCGGTAACGCCGACTCGATCAGCGCCTACCGAGTGGGCTGGCCGACCAGCCGCACGAACCTGATGGCCGAACGGGTGCTGGCCGCGGCGTACGCGCAGGACCCGGCCGCCGAGGTGCGGACCGTTGTGGCGCAACTGTTGGCGGATTTCCGCGAGGAGGACGCCGAGTTCGAGCGGGCGATGAAGCTGGCGCACGACGTGCGCCGGATGGCGGGTGTCCGATGACTGACGCCGATCTGACGGTGCTGGATGCGGACGCGGTGGTGTTGTCCGTGGACTACGAGGACGCGCTGGGGACGACGCTGGCGGTGATCCGGGTGCGCCGGAACTGCGGCCGGCGGCCGGTGGAGTTGAAGGTGTCGGCCGAGGTGTGGCGGCAGTTGAAGGTGCCTGCGCCGCCGCGGCAGGTCGAGGAGGTTCCCGAGTCGGAGCCGCGGCTGGATCTGTTGCCGTTGCTGCGTGACCGGGTGGTGCGGGGCGGCGGGTCGTGGAACGTCGTGCGCGCGCAGTGTGTGCTGCGGCCTGCGGACGTGTCGGTGCCGGCCGCGTTGGAGCTGCTGGATCGGCTCGCGGCTGAGGGTGTGCTGGATGCGGTGGGTGCTGCGGGTGAGCCGCGGTGGATCCGCCCGGTCCCGGATGTCGACGGTTCCCCGGGGGACTTGTTCGACCCGCCGCCGTCGTTGACGGGCCCGACGCCGGCCCCGCTGCTTCCGGAGATGCATTGCACCCGCTGCGGCAAGTGGACGTCCGACCTGGACGCCGGTGGCGGCGACACCTGGTACTGCAAGCGTGGGTGTCACGTCGACCCGGTCGACCCGGCTGGCGGTGCGCGATGACCCCCTCCGAGCACGCGCACGCGCAGGCCCTGAACGAGGCGCACGACCTGTTCGGCGGCCACGAGATCGACGACGACGCGTGGGGCCGGGTGCGCGACGAATGGGTTGCCGCTCGGGAGCGCCGCCTGGTCGGCCTGCCCCCGCGTACCCCGCACACGAATTCCCCCGCCCCTGCTGCCGCGCCCGGAGGTGCTGCGCTGTGACCGAGCACGACGATTACACCGAACCCGGCTGGTACGAGGAAGGTCTCGCCGAGCAGAACGCCGAGTTCGCCGGCGAGTCGGTGAAGGACTACCGCGACCCGGCCGACGACCAGCCCGCACCGCAGGCCGACGCCGCCGACGACGACCCGGACGGCTGCTACGCGGAGTTCATCGACGGATCGTGGACGTACTGCGGCTGCGCCGACTGCAACGAGCGCGAGACCAACGACCGCGAGGCCGACATCGAGCAGCACGGGGAGTACCCGTGGTGACGCTGACGAGGATCCCTGACCCGGTCTTGTTCCGGGTTGCGGCGGATGTGATCCGGACGAACGGCTGGAACCAGGGCGAGTTCTTCGGGCCTGGGTTCCCGTGGAAGCCGCTGCACGAGTGCCCAGTGTGCGTTCTCGGCGCCCTGCACGTCGCGGCTTCCCGGCTGAGTCCGGAACCCGTGAATGTCGAGGCGGCGATCGGGCTGCTGCGGCGTCTGACCGAGGACTTGGTGTCGGACTGGAACGACGAGCCGGACCGCACCGTCGCCGAAGTCCTCGCCCTGCTGGACCGTGCCGCCGCCGCTGCCGAGTCTGCGCGCGCCACCGAGGCGGGTGGCAGTCGTGCCTGAGTACGAGCCGGACACGTCTACGCCGGGCCTCACCGTGGTCTGGTTCGAGAAGCACAGCAGCTACGGGATCCTGCACGCCCCGTCCCGACTGGCCATCGCGAAGGGATGGGGGCACCGCGAGGACGCCGTCGCGACTGCGGATCGGCTGGACGGGATCCTGCCGTGGGCCGCGACCGCCGCGAAACTCCAGGAGGCGTCGCCCGACATCGTGACCGCCGTCGCGAACGTCGTCTGGGACAACAGCGGCACGTTCCTTGCGAAGGCCGAGGCGGGTGACTCCCGTGGCTGACCTGTCCCGCGCCGAGCACATCGCCCGCGCCGCCGAGCTGCTGGCCCGGTCCGATCACCTGATCGACCACCTCGACAAGCTCAACCAGTTCCGCGAGAGGCGGCCGTACGGCACCCGCAAGGGCGAGGAGGAGACCGCGGCCCGCCTCGCGCAGGTGGCCGGGGTGCACCTGAAGTTCGCCGACGTCCTGGGGCAGCAGCCCGCCGAGGGTGTGCGGACCGCGCCTGAGCCGACGCCCTGGATCAGGGTCCGCCGCGGCGGCAACGAGGAGTGGTACCGCGACGAGCGGATGTGGGCGCTGCGCCTCGACAGCAAGCCTGACGGTCCCGATCGGAACGTGTACGGCTGGCTGCTGTTCGGCCCGTCGTGCGCCCGCGACGGCGAGTACATCGGCAACAGGATCGACGGCACGACGCACGCCATGCGGTGCGCGGACGAGTACATCGCCCGGTACCAGGCGGGCCGGTCGTGACCGCCGAGACACAGGCCGCCGCCACCACGGCGGCGGCCACCCGGCCCGGGATCTACGACATCCCCGCGCACGTCTACCACGCCGACCGCACGTCGCTGTCGTCGACAGGCGCCCGGAAACTCCTGCCGCCGTCGTGCCCGGCCAAGTTCCGCTGGGAGCAAGACCACCCGCCGGCGCGGAAGAAGGAACTGGACTTCGGGACCGCGGTGCACTCCTACGTCCTCGGCAGCGGCCAGGAACTCGCGGTCATCGGGGAAGCGGACTGGCGGTCGAAGCACGCGCAGACGCAGAAGGCCAGCGCCATCCGCGAAGGCAAGGTGCCGCTGCTCGCCAGCGAGTACAAGCAGGTCCAAGAGATGGCGAAGGTCCTGCGCGCCCACCCGCTCGCCGGGGCGTTGTTCGCCGAAGGAGCCGGGTACGCGGAGAAGTCCCTGTACTGGGTGGACTCCGCGACCGGTGTGACGTGCCGGGCCCGGCCGGACTGGATCCCCAACAACGGCGGCGGCCGGCTGTGGCTGCCCGACCTGAAGACCACGGTGGCCGCCGACGACGAGTCCGTCTCGAAGCACCTGCACAACTACGGCTACCACCAGCAAGCCGCCTGGTACCTCGAAGGCGCCCGCGCGCTGGGGCTCGGCGACCGCGACGCGACGTTCGTCCTGGTCTTCCAGGAGAAGACCCCGCCGTACCTGGTCCGGTGCGTGCAGCTCGACCTGATGGCGCTGCGCGTCGCCGACGCCAAGAACCACCGCGCCCGCCAGAAATTCGCCGAGTGCACCGCCTCCGGCGAGTGGCCCGGCTACGGCGACGACACCAAAGCCGACTTCATCTCCCTGCCCCCGTGGGTGGAGAACCGCGACATGGAGGAGTACCTGTGAACGCCCCGAGCAATGCCCTCGACCGCATGGTGGGACCGAACGCGCAGGTCCTGGCGGGTTCGCAGGCGACCGCGATCGAGCAGTCGCGTGCCGTCGCCGAGGTGCAGGCCATGGTCGTCGTCGCTCAGCAGCGGCCCCGGAACATCCAGGCGGCTCTCGCTGAGATGCGGCAGTCCTGCTCGATGAAGGAGATGGCGGAACGCGCCTTCTTCCGCTTCCCCCGCGGCGACAAGAACGTCACCGGCCCCACCGTGCACCTGATGCGGGAACTGGCCCGATGCTTCGGGAACATCACGCACGGCATCAGCGAACTGGCCCGCAACGACGAGGCCGGCGTCAGCGAGATGCAGGCGTACGCGTGGGACCTCCAGACCAACACCCGGTCGGCGCAGATCTTCATGGTGCCGCACAAGCGCGACGGCAGGCGGGCCTCGCGCCTGGAGGACCAGCGTGATGTCTACGAGCTGACAGCCAATCAGGGGGCGCGCCGGGAGCGGGAGGCGATCCGCCGGGTGCTGCCGCCGTGGTTCGTCGAGGAAGCCATCTCGATTTGCAACAAGACGCTTGAGCACGGCGGCGGGAAGCCGCTGCCGAAGCGGATCGCCGACGCCATCGCCCTGTTCGAGGGGATGGGGGTCACGGTCGACGCGATCGAGCAGAAGCTGGGGCGGCCGAACGGGAAGTGGACGGCGCACGACGTCGCGCAGCTGGTGGTGATCTGGAAGTCGATCGACCGCGGTGAGGTGACGGCCGAGGACGAGTTCCCGGCCGAGCGCGTGACGGTTGAGGAGGTCAAGCGGCCTGCGGCGGCCCCGTCGACGAACGGGCGTGCGCCGGCCGAGGAGCCCCCGGCTGAGGCTGAGCCGCCCGCGGACGAGGACTTGTCGGGTGTGTGGCCGGAGCCCGCGCCGATCCCGGGGACAGAGTCGTGAACCGCCTGCGCCGGTGGCTGGCTGAGGGCCGCCTGCTGCGTGCGCAGCGCCGCAGCATCCGCGACGCGGAAGCCCGCGAGGCGACCGACTTCGACCGGTGGGAGCGGGAGCTGAAGTTCGCCGAGCGCCACCGCGACGGCTGGCCGGAGGACGCGCAGTGATGGCCGGGATCGAGGGTCACCAGCGCCCGCAGACGACGCGCCGCCTCCGCCCGTCCGAGGCGCGCCTGACCGCCGTCGAGCGCCGCGAACTCGAGGTGCTTCAGGCCGTGCATGACATGTGCCGCGAACCGGACGAGTGGCTGGACGTCCTCGCCGACCGGCCCTGCAACGACGACACCGGGGAGGGGCCGTGAACGCCGGACTCATCCTCCTGGCCGGCCTGGTCGGGTATCTGCTGCTGGTTCTGCTGCCCGCGGTGTGGGTGGCGACGAGGGCGAAGAAACGCAACGCCGCCGAGCGCGGCCGGGACCTGAAGGACGGCCGCCGGTGATCACCTTCGCTTTGCTGGTCCTCGCCGCTGTGCTGCTGTACGGCTGGTCGAAGGTCGGCCGCTGATGGGCCTCCTCTTGTGGATCGTCGACCATCCGTGGCTGTGCGCCGCAGCGATCATCGCCGGGGTGTGCGGGTTGGTCACGGCCGTGTGCGGCGCGGTGTGGCTGGTCGGTGTCCTGCTGCACGGAAGGCCCGCTCCGCGGTGGACGCAGTCGTGTGCCCGGCACCGTGTGCATGAGCCGCCTCGCTATCCGTGGACGCGGCCGCCGCGCCTCGACCCGCACCCGGACGTCGGCGAGCCCAGCGGCCCCGAACTGCCAGCCAAGCCGGACGGCCCGCCGCCCGGCCACGTGTGGAAAGCACCCGCCGACCACGACGCCGACACCCAGCCCATCCCGCGCATGAAGGAGCCCGCCGCATGAACGACAAGCCGCTCACCGTCCGGGATTTCCGTGAGGACCTGCTGAAGGCCGTCATCGGGCACGCCGCCCTCTGCTTCGACCGGATCGACCACACCGAATCCAAGGACCGTGCTGAAGACCTGCTGTACCACCTGTTCATCGGCGGAGTCGTCGTCGCGTACCAGGGCGACCGGTTCCTGAAGGCCCTCGCTGAGCACGCCCCGCACGTCGTTGACGAGGTCGTCGCCGATGTGGCGGCGGCCCTGGAGGACGGCAGCACTCTCGCCGAGTACGCCGACGACGAAGCCACCCGGCTTGGCCTGGACCCGTCGCAGTGGGGTCGAGAGATGGTCGCGTGGGTCCGCTCGCTGAACCTGCCCGCCGAGGCCCGCTCGTGACCGCCCCGATGACCGACGCGCGCCTCGCCGAGATCGAAACACTGTCGGCTGCTGCGCGGGGCGAGGTCAGTCTCTGGGTACTCGGCGACACCGTCCCGGAACTGCTCGCCGAAGTCCGGCGGCTGCGGGCGGAGGTCGAGCCACTGCCGGACGCGGAACTGACGCTCATCGGCGAGGAACTGGAGCAGCACCAGGCCCGGCTCATTGCCGCCCAAAACGCACTGATCGACCACGACCGCGACGGAGTCATCCACAACGTGGCCCACGCCGGAGCGATCGCCGAGAGCTTGATCGTGCACCACGTCCCGGGGCTGCTCGCCGAGGTCGCCCGTCTCCGTGCCGAGCTCGTCCACGCGCAGGCCGACCTCCTCGACATCCGAGGGCACCTCAGCCCCAACGGCTACCCCCGGCGCGTCCCGATGGAACTCGGCGACCGCGTCGCCCCGGCCGTCGAATGGCTCCTCGACCGCGTCGACATGCTCAAAGCAGGACTCGCCGAGGCACGTGCGGCACTGATCGTCAGGCCCGTGGTCACCGGGCACTGCCCCGCCTGTGGCAGAAGCAGCCTCTTCCTCGGCGACGGCGGATACGTCACCTGCGCCCAGGCCGACTGCCCCCAGCCGGACGCGGCCAGCGCCCAGCTCGCGGCGAAGGAGGCGTGACGTGGACTTCTACGCCGTCGCGCACCTCGTCATCGGCCTGATCGTCGGCCTCGCCCTCATCTACCTCGCGTGCGCCGTCGACCGCCTCGCCGACGCCGTCACCACCCGCGAGACCGACCGAGAGGAGTGGTGACCGTGACCACCGTCCTGTTCATCGTCATGACCGCGGTGCTCGTCACCGTCGTCATCAACAACGCGATCCAGCGCCGCATCAACGCCGCCCACCAGCGGTGCATCGACGCCCACATCGAAGCGCTCACCGCCATCAACCGCACCCTCGGCAACCACCAGCGCGCGCTCGACACCCTCCGCGGGATCCGCCGATGACCGAGCCGCGCACGTACACGATCGAACTCCCGGCCGGGCTGGAACTGCTGACGCTCAACCAGCGCATGCACTGGCGGCCGCGCAACGACATCACCCAGGCACTCCGCCAGGCCACGTTCATCGTCGCCCGCAACGCCAAGATCCCCCAGCTCCAGCGGGCCCACGTCATCTGCCGCATCCACTTTTCGGTCCGCCGGCGCCGCGACATTCACAACTGGATGCCCACCGCAAAGGCGTGTGTCGACGGCCTCGTGGACGCCGGCGTGCTCACGGACGACAACGACGACCACCTCGACGGACCGGTCATGCAGCCCGGCATCCCGCAGCCGCAAGCCGTGGTCGTGCTGGAGATCCGCGAGGTGACGGCGTGACCGCACTTCGCATCGGCAGTTTTTGCACGGGATACGGCGGACTCGACGCCGCGGTGCAGCAAGTCCTCGGCGGTCAGGTCGTGTGGCACGCCGACAACGACCCCGCCGCGTCGCAACTCCTCGCCCACCACTGGCCCGGCACCCCGAACCTCGGCGACATCACCGCCGTCGACTGGCACCAGGTCGAGCCGGTCGACGTGCTCACCGGCGGCTACCCCTGCCAGCCGTTCTCCCTCGCCGGCCACCGGAAAGGCACCGACGATGACCGCCACATCTGGCCCCACATCGCCACAGCCCTTGGCGTACTACGACCGCGAGTCGTCGTGCTGGAAAACGTCGCCGGCCACATCTCTCTGGGCTTTGCCGATGTCCTCGCCGACCTTGCCCGCCTCGGGTTCGATGCGGAGTGGGCAACTCTCCGAGCGTCCGAAGTCGGTGCCGCCCACGCGCGGAACAGGCTGTTCGTCGTCGCCTGGCCTGCCGACGCCACGAGCGAGGGACGCGTACGTGCGCGGGTACCCGGACCAACTCCCGAACGTCGTCGCGCTCCTGCCGACACCGACAGTCTCGGAGGCCACGGGAACGGGACATGCGGCGGACGGCGGGATGAACCTGCGGCACACGGTCAGCCTGCTGCCCACCCCGCGCGCGACGGACACGGGCACCCCCGGCCGACGTGCGAGCGAGGGCTTCCGGCCGCCGCTGTCGCAGGTGGTGCTGCCGCTCCTTCCGACGCCCTGGGCGTCGGAAGGAGCGAAGGGCGGCCCGAACCAGCGCGGTTCGTCGGGCGACCTGACGCTGTCGTCGACAGCCCACCGGATTGGGGCCGGTTCGCCCCCGCCGTCGACAGGTGGGCCGCCGTCCTCGGACGACCCGCCCCCCGGCCAGTTGACGATCGCGGACGCCTGAGCCCGGACCTGGTCGAGTGGCTGATGGGCCTGCCCGCCGGCCACGTCACCGCCGTGCCCGGCCTGACCCGCACCGCCCAACTCCGGCTCCTCGGCAACGGCGTCGTCGTACAGCAGGCCGCGCACGCCCTGCGCCTCCTCCTCGACCGCGCGCCGGAAGCACTCGCCGCCCTGCCCGCCCTCGACCCCGCCCGGAGCCAGCGATGACCGAGTCCCGCCCGTGCCGGATCTGCGGATCCACCGACGACGTCCACCCGTACCTGGTCGGCCCGCGCTGCCCCGACCACACGCCGGCGGCCATGGCCGGCCGGCCCGAACCGAACGCCGCCTCGTACTGCCCGCCGGCGATCTGCTGGTGCGGCACCTGCCCGTGGGCGGCCGCGCCCGTGCCGGCCACACCGGCGCACACCGCCATCGACGACGAGCACATCCGCAGCGGCAAACGCTCCACGAACCGCCGCGGACTCGTCGCCGCCCGCCTCAACCAGACCGCCCGGAGCCCGCGATGACCACGAGCGTCGAAGTCGAGACGAAGACGTGCACGAAGTGCGAGACCGAGCTGCCCGTCGCCGAGTTCAACCGCGACCGCAACGGCACCGACGGCCTGCCCACCGTCTGCCGCGACTGCAACGTCGAGTACTGCCGCGCCTACCGCGCCCGCGGCGTCAAAGGCCACGCCCCACAGATCCCGGAGTACCCCGTGACCGTCCACCACGTCGCCAACAACCATGCGCCCGCCTACAAGACCGCCACCGCGACCGACTGGAGGCACCGGGCCGCGTGCCGCGGCGAGGACCCGGAGCTGTTCTTCCCGATCGGCAGCACCGGCGAAGCGCTGCTCCAGACCGAGGAGGCCAAGGCGGTCTGCCGTCGCTGCCCGGAGATGGAGGCGTGTCTGGCCTGGGCTCTCTACACCAACCAGGACGCGGGCGTGTGGGGCGGCATGTCCGAGGACGAGCGCCGGGCCCTGAAGCGCCGCGCGACACGCAACCGCGCCCGCGCGTCCGCATGACCGCCGGGCCCGGCTGTGGCGGCTACCAGCCGGGCCCGGTGAACCACTGATGGAGGGAGGAGGGGCGGTGTCAGGACTCGTCGGCTTTGCGCCTGCTGGTGACGGTGGGTTCGCGCAGCCGCGGGACGTCGTGGGCTCGGGCGATGCGGCGGATGGTCTCGCGGCTGTAGCCGGTGGCCTCGGCGACTTGGCCGGGCTTCACTCCGGCGCGCAGGGCTTCGACGACGGCATCGGCGAAGGCGTCGGCGGCGTCTTCCTCGGCTCTCTTGCGGGCTTCGGCGGCGGCCTTCAGGCGGGTCACGGCGTCCTCCGTCGTCATGTCGACATCGTGCCACAGGGGTGTGGCCTATCCGGCGTGGTGGTCATGCCAATCTCATGTGGCCAAGTGTATTGTGGCTATGGGGGTGATCGGGAGCCGACCTGAGAAACGGCTGATTTCGCAACCCCTGAACCAACCCACCGAAAGGCCACACCACGTGGGGAACCGCCTGGGAGACGAGGTCCTGGACCACGCGCCCCCCACCCTGACTCACCGGGAGAAGCTGGTGCTGCTCGTGCTTGCGAAGGACGCGAACGAGACCACGCGACGAACCTGGCTCAGCGTGGAGGATCCGAAGATCCTCAAGCGCGCGGGCGTGTCCCGCTCCCAGATGTACTCGGTCCTCAAGGCGCTTCAGTCCAAGGGCGTACTGAAGAAGGTCGAGGGCGGCAGGAAGCACGGCTTCGCGAAGTACGAACTGATCGTGTTGGGACCGCCTCAGCGTCCCGGAATACCGGACGCTGAGGACGATTCTCAGGGTCCCGAAAACCGGGACGCTGAGACCTCTCAGGGTCCCGGATTCCGGGACCCTGAGCCTGATCTCAGCGTCCGCAAATCCGGGACGCTGAGCGGCTCTCAGCGTCCCGAAAACCGGGACGTCAGCGTCCCGGAATCCGGGACACATACTCCTTCTACCTCTACAACAAGCAAGCAGGCAGGCAGGCAGCGTCCGAGCCGCGACGCGTTCACCGCCATGCAGCCGCTCCAGGAAGCCATGACCGCCGCAGGCATGGTCGCCTCCTGGACCATGCGCGCCGAGCAGATCGGCGAGCTGGTCGACACCGTCAACCGCGTCGGCATCCCGGCGATGGTCGAGCACGCCCGCCGCTCCTGGCGCAAGGACAACCCCCCGACCTACATCACCGCGCTCCTGCGCGGATGGTCCGGCCTGCCCACCCGCAAGGCCCCCGCCACCCCGACCCAGGCCGCCCCCGAACCGGACTGGTGCGGACAGTGCGCGCAACCCGACTACCGCTACATCGACCACGGCGACGACCGCTGGGGCCCCTGCCCCACCTGCAACCCCGGAGCAGCGCGATGACCTACACCGACGAAGCCACCCTCTTCAGCACCGGCTACGCGCCCGGCGACGACGTCCGCACCGCGGAACTCGCCGTCGCCGGAGCAGCCATCACCCGACGCGACCTCGCCGAAGCCGCCGCCGAGATCGTCACCCCCGACGACTTCCACCAGCCCCACGCCGCCCTCGCGTTCAAAGCCGCCCTGCACCTCGCCGGATCCGGCGCCTGGGTCGACGTCGCCGCGGTCGCCCGCCACCTCGCCCAGACCGGCGGCCTGTCGGTGTTCCGCGGCGACGTCACCAAACTGTTCGATCTCGCCCGGCACGCCGCACCCGGGGCCGCCGGCGGGGTGCGCTACCACGCGCTGATCGTCGTCGAGGACGCCGCCCGCCGCCGCCTGCACCAGGCGTGCACCCGCGGCCTCCAGGTCGCATCCAACCCCGGCTTCAACCCCGCGACCGACATCGAACAGGTCATCGCCGACGTCCAGGCCGTCGCCACCGGCGGCGGAAACGACCAGCCGCTCATGGTCGCCGACGACTTCGAGGCGTACCTGAACACCCTGGAGCAGCCCGACCGCAACCCGGTCGTCCCCACCCCGTGGTCCGACGTCGACCGGGTCGCGAAGATCCGCGGCGGGCAGCTCGTCATCATCGGCGCCCGGCCCGGCGGCGGGAAGTCCCTCGCCGGGCTCGGCATCGCCACCCACACCGCGATACGCCGCGGCCGCCCGGCCGCCGTGTTCTCGATGGAGATGCCCCGCCAGCAGGTGATGGACCGGGTCATGTCGTCGCAGGCGTGCGTGTCGCTGACCGCGTTCGAGGAGCGCAGCTTCGCCGAGTGGGACTGGCGCCGCATCGCCGAGGCCAAGCCGAAGGTCGAGGCCGCGCCGCTGCTCATCGACGACACCCCGCACCTGACCGCCGCGCACCTGCGTACCCGCCTGCGGTGGATGGCCGGACGCGGCACCCCTGCGGAGGTCGTCGTCGTCGACTACCTGCAACTGATGCACGTCGACTCGCGCTCCGGGGAGTCCCGTGTGCAGCAGCTCGGCGCGCTGTCACGGGGGCTGAAGCTCCTCGCGATCGAGTTCGGCGTCCCCGTGATCGCCCTGACCCAGCTGAACCGCGCGTCCGAGGGGCGGCACGACAAGCGCCCGCAGATGTCGGACCTGCGCGAGTCGGGGTCGATCGAGAACGACGCCGACATGGTCCTGCTGCTGCACCGCCCCGAGGAGCCCACCGAGGAGCAGCAGATCGAAGGCGCGAAGTCCCGCACCAGTGAGGTGGACCTGATCGTCGCGAAGAACCGGCAGGGTCCGAACCAGATCACCGTCCCGCTGTCGTGGCAGGGCCACTGGGCCCGCCTCTCGAACCTCGCGAAGGACCCCGGATGAACCTCGCCGACGCGTGCCCGAAGTGCGGCCGTCGAGACAACGAGCCCAAGGGCGCGCAGATAGCCCGGCAGACGCTCGTGGCCGTCTACCGCTGCCCCGACTGCCGCCACGGCTGGTGGACCGGCTGGGGCCTGCCCGCCCACACCGAGAGGACCGCAGCATGACCGCCGCCCCGGACCACTACCCGCTTCTTCCGGTCGGGCTCTGCCCCGGCTGCCGCCGCCCGGTGCGGCTCCGCGTCGACGGCGTTCTGCGTCACCACCGCGCGCCGAACGGCCGCATCTGCCTTCAGCGTCGCGTCGACCAGGTGCCCACCACCTTCGTCCGCTGGCTGTACCTGCACCGCAGCCGCAAGGACGCGTGGACCAACCCGATCACGCAGTTGGCGCAGTGCGAGTTCGGCGGCCCGCGGATGTGCGGCGACCACGGACCCGACCAGCAGGCGTGGACCACCGCGGAGCAGCTGCACACCGACGTGCACATGCGCCGCACCCACCGCAACGGTTGCGACTGGTACTGCGAGCAGGTCGCCGTCGCGGGCGCGGTGTACGCCGGCCTGATCGCCGCGCAGCCGGCCGACGCCGGGGCGGTGCGGTGATGCCCGCCCGTGTGCAGCGGCAGCGGACGACCGCCGTGGTGGCCGTGGTCGGATACGTCGCCGCGATCGTCGCCGCCAACTGGGTGACCACCCGGTACGGCCTGGTCTCCATGGGCTTCGGCCTCACCGCGACCGCCGGGACCTACGCGGCCGGTCTCGCGCTGCTGCTGCGCGACGCGGTCCAAGACGCCCTCGGTCGCCTGTGGGTGATTGCGGGCATCGCGGCAGGCGCTGCCCTGACCGCCGTCACCGCGCCCGCCCTGGCGTTCGCGTCCGCCGCGGCGTTCACCGTCGCGGAACTCGCCGACACCGCCGTATACACGCCGCTGCGCCGCCGCGGATGGGCACGTGCCGCGCTCATCTCGGGCGTGATCGGCGCGGCCGTGGATACGTGGGTGTTCCTGCATCTCGCCGGGTTCCCAGTCACCCGTGATGTCGTCGCCGGGCAACTCGTCGGCAAGGCCCTGTGGGCGACCGCGTTGCCTGTCGCCGTCATCGTCCTCGTCAGGCAGGTGCGCCGTGCGCTTCCTCGCTACACCCTCGGGGCCTGACGTGCGGGCCGCGATGAGCGCCGGACTCCTCGGCTGCATGACGACCCCCGCGCAGGGCAACGTCGTCCCCGACGGTGCGCTGTACGCCTGCGACAACGGGAAGTTCGGCAAGGGCTGGCCCGGCGTCGAAGCGTGGTGGGCGTGGCTGCAGAAGACCGTCGCCCGGTACGGCGCGGACCGATGCCTGTGGGCGGTCGCCCCGGACATCCCGTTCGACGCGGTCGGCACCTTCGCCGAGTCCCGGCCGTGGCTGGCGAAGATCCGCAGCCTGGGCATCCCCGCGGCGTTCGCCGCCCAGGACGGATGCGACGTCGATGGCCTGCTGCCGTGGGGCGAGTTCGATGTTCTGTTCCTCGCCGGCTCCACCGAATGGAAGATCGGCCCGGTCGCTGCCCGGTTGTCGCGTGAGGCGAACGAACGGGGCCTGGCCGTGCACATGGGCCGCGTCAACTCGCGGCGGCGCTTGGCCGCAGCGGAGTGGTTCGGGTGCGCGTCGGCCGACGGCACGTACCTGGCGTACGGCCCGGACACGAACCTGCCGACGCTCCTGGGCTGGCTCCGAGACCTGGACCACCAACCATCCCTGTTCGCGCACGCCGAGGAGGCCGACCGTGCCTGACGTCGACCTCGCCGCGATCCGCTCCGCCGTGCGCACTGTGGTCGCCCAGGTGCGCGCCCTTCCCGTCGACTGCACGGCGCTGACCGGCCCGGTCTGGTACGGCGACGGGTGGAAGCAGGCGCTGGACACGGTCGAGGAGTACGCCGACGCGTGGCCCGACGACGGTGACGACGTGGGCGCGCTGGCTGCCGAGCTTGCCCGCACGGTCTCCGAGCTCCGTGCTCTCGCCGACCGGCTGCGGGAGGTGACGGCGGAACGGGACGCGCTGCTCGCGGGCGACTGCCCGGTGGACGGCTGCGGCGGGGGGCGGTACGAGCTGCAGCGGGCCGGGGTCGAGGCGCCGATCGTGCGGATGAGCTGCGGCCACGACGACCCGGAAGCCGTCAGCGCCCCTGAGTCTCCCGCAGAGCCGGAGCCACAGCCCGCCCCCTAAATCACCCACGACGACCCCTGATTAAAGCCACGAGACCGAGAAGAGGCCATTCCGTGCCCACGCATCCCCCGCTTCCCAGCCCGCTCCCTCCCGGCTTCGCCCAGCACGGCAAGTGCGGCGCCTGGTGGACCGGCCACAGCCGCCAGCACTGCGCGGCTCCTGGCTGCTGCATCACGTTCAGCTCCGAGACCGCCGCCGAGCGCCACCGCAAGACCGTCGACGGCAAGCGCGTCTGCGTCGACCCGGCGTCGGTCGGGCTCGTGCCCAACGAGAAGCCGTGGGGCACCTGCTGGTCCCTGCCCGGCCCGACGAACGGCTACGACCACCGGGGCCTCCGCGAGGCAGACGAGTTCATACCGGAGGCCGCCGACGGATACGCAGCCCCGCCGTCCTGGTGACCACCCCACCCCGCCTGACCGCCGCCGTCCGACTCGGACTCACCGACACCACCTGAGGAGAAACCCCGTGACCTACGACTTCACGATCAAGAACGCGCCTGCCGGTACCGACGACTGGTTCGGCTTCAACAACTTCACGATGAGCCGGGTCATCGACGCGATGGACGAACTCGGCATGATCCAGATGGCCGACTCGCCGACGTGGCCCAAGCCCGAAGACCACGGCCTCACCCACCGCGACGTGTGGCAGTGGGAGGACGAAGACGCCCGCCCCAACGCCCCCGAGCCGGTCCGCGCGTTCCTCGACGCCCACGACCGGGCCCGCGACGGCGCGCCCGAGAACACCACCGGCATCGCCATCTACAAGCTCGGGTCCAACGACGGGTGGCTGGTCACCGAGGTCGAGCTGCGCGCCGCACTGAAGTCGTGGGACGCGGCCGCACCCGAGCAGCAGGCCGCCGCCGCAGTGCGGGCGCAGCTGCGTGACGCCGAGCGATGGCCCGCCTGGATCGCCTACATGCGCACCGCGGCTGCTTGCGGCGGCTTCCGCGTCTACTGACCCCGCCCGCCTGACCCCGGCTGTTTCCGGCCAGCCAACCACCAAGGAGAACCGTGACCGACGTCCCGTACACCGAAGACGACTTGATCGCCGAGGCCGCCCGTCAGCACCGCACGCTTACCGAGGACCCGGACTTCATGGGCGTCGGCGAAATGATGGACGGCGAGGAGATCGAGAGCACCAAGCCCGCACCCGAGCGCGCCGAAGCCGAGTACCCGACGATCGGCGAACGCGGCCCGTACTGGGAAGAAGCCCTCGACGAGGAGCAGTACGACGCCGTCCAGCGGAAGATCCACCGCCTGATCGTGGACGCCGCCGATACCTCCGCGTGGGCCATCCGGTGCGGCGCCGACGGGTACGAGCCGCTGCCGACTGTGGCGAACATCAGCGTTGAGGGACGGCCGCTGGCCCGCCTGCACTTCGCGTTCCCGCCGAACGTCGCCGAGAGCGCCCGGAAGGACCTCATGGTCGCGCTCGCCGAGGCCGCCGCCTCGCTGAACCTCCGCATCGACAAGTCCGCCTGACCCGACCGCCCGGCCGCCGCCCCCCGGCGGCCGGGCCCCACACCCCGGAGGACCTCGTGCCGATCGAACTCGCCGCCCAGTGGAGCGGCAACAACACCAACCGCATCTGGGACACCTTCGGGGCCGCCGACATCTACGGCCCCACCGAGAAGAACCCCCACTGGCTCATCGTCACGACTCCCGACGGCGACAAGCCCTGCCGCGCCAGCGAATGGATCGTCCTCACCGAACGCGGTTTCGACGTCCTCGCCGACCGCGACCCGCAGATCCGCGCCTACCTGGAGTCCAAGCCCCGCGCCTGGCACGCGTGGTACGCCCGTCACTTCGGCTACTTCTGGGCACCGTGTCCGCTGTGCGGCGAGTACTTCGGCGGGCAGGAGTGGCGCAGCGTCGACGGCAAGACGTCGGTCATTCCCGACCCGGACTACCCGCCGGGATCGGGTCGCGGCACCGGGATCTGTCCCGCGTGCACGAAGGCTGGGCGCGGCTACGACGAGCCGATCACCGGCGAGGACGAGTGGCGGATGCAGCACGGCAAGGCCGCCCCGTGACCCCGCCGATCCGCATCCGCCGCCGCTGGGAGCCCGAGTTCGACCACTGGGACCGGCCGCTGATCCTCATGGCCAAGAGCCCTTGGTGGTGGGCATGCCGTTCCTGCCTCGGACTCGCGTTCGGAGCCGCCGCCACCCACGCCGAGGCTGTCGCTGCTGGCCTCGCGCACCTCAAGACCCACACGGAGACCCGATGACCACTCCCCGGGTGCAGGTCACACGGCGCGGTTATATCAACGTCAAGGCGGAATGGGGAAACCTCCGGAAGGCTGACCAGCGGGCATTTCAGGCGCTGATTGCCGAACCCGATGCACAGGGATGCTGCGCTTGGCACGGGAACATGAGGGCTGGCTGTCCGGAATGGGTCAGGATCGATAGTGCGAGCCAAGAGCGAATTCGCGGCCAGGCCAGACGGCTTCTCGTTCAGAGCCACAACATGCCCCTGCGAGACGTGGACCAGGTTCTCATGACCTGCGACAACCCGGGCTGCATGGCATGGGAGCACGTCGTCGTTCACCGAAAACAAGACCAGCGGATCACCGCAGAGGAGAAGCGCCGCGCACTGGTCAACGCTAGTGGCCATGTGCCGTTCTGCAAGGACCATTCGGGCGCCAACTTCAAAGCATATTTCACCAGGAGAAAGCACGGTGTCGTCGTCAAATTCAAGTGTCGAGAGTGCGAATCACATAAACGACACGACCGGGATGGCAGGGGAAAGGCTTTCAAGAATCTGAGGAAGGACTACTGATGACCGACCAACAAGGCCCGACCCGCCCCCTGTCGTCCGGCGACCCCGCGCCCGGCCAGCACGCAGACAGCGAGGTGGCGGACGTCCGCCTGACCCTCAACGAGGCCGTCGACCTCCTGAACTGCTCAACGGAATTCACGCTCGGGCTGATCGCACGCGGCGAGATCGACCTGACCCGCGTGTCCGTCCTCGCCTACCGGGAGCGCGACGACCAGCAGCGACGGGAAGCCGCCGACGAAGTGACCCGGCTCGGGCAGGAGATCGAAGCCGACGACCTGGACGCTGTCCTCCGCGCGGCCCGCGACGACCTCCACGCCCAAACCGCCGCCCCGTACCACCAGGAGCGGAAGGCAGTGTTCCTGCGGCGGCTCGAAGCAGGCGACATCCCGGCGGGCGACAACGCGGAGCACTGCCCGACGTGCGCGCCGCTCAACCTGCCGTACCCGTGGATCTGCAAAGGCCACCCCGAGGCGTACACCCGCGCCATGGACATCGCCCGCGGCGAACCCGCTGTCGGCACCGCGTCGATCCCGGACGGCGGGTACGTCGAGGTCTACACCGAGGCCGGCTGGATCCGCGCCGACCCGGTCAAGCTCGCCGCCGACCTCGCCCAAGCCATCAACGAACGCGACGACGCCCGCCGCGAAATCGCCAAACTCCACAACCGCGACCGCACCTCCACGTGGAAACGGCAAGCCAACGAACTCGCCCGGCAGGCCGTGACCCTCGGCGACTACGAGGCGACCCTCGCCCGGGTCAAAGCCCTCGCCGAACGGTGGCGGTACGTCCCCGGCAAGCACGACGCCGCCCGGCAACTGCTCGCCGCGCTCGGGATCAAGGAGACGCGGTGACCGACCACGGCCGGCTCAGCATCACCCACGGCATCGGACAGCCGATCATCGTCGAGGTCGAGAACGGCGCGTTCAAGGTCAGCGCCGAAGCGGCGAACGCCTTCGAGGTCCGCGACTTCGTGATGCAGCACCTCGGCGAGGCGTGGATCGCCGCGAACCCCGGCGTGCTCTGGCACCTCGCGATCTACCCCGAGAACCACCGCACCTCGTGCCCGGAGCACACCCGCTTCAAGGTCTGCTACTGCGACTGCATGGCGTGCCGGCCCGGCGGGGTGTGCGCGTGCGAGCAATGCAAGGAATGGCACCCCGGACACCAGGAGACGACGTGACCCCCGACGTACAGCGCGCCATCAACCTCGCGCGCGGCCACAAGCCCGACCCCGCGCAACTCCTCACCGCCGCCACCGAAGGACCGTGGATGTACCTCCGAGACTTCCGCTGCATCGTCGCCAACCCCGAAGTCCACGGCAACACCGTCACCTACGACCTGTCCATCGTCGAACCCGGAGACGCGTCGGACGCCAACGCCGAACTCATGGCCGAGGCCCCCCGGCTCGCGGCCGACCTCGCGCAAGCCCAACGCGACGCCGAGCACTGGGAGGCGGCGGCGGCGAAGAACGGCGAACTGTATGCCGCCTGCGAGAACCAGCGGGACGACCTGCGAGCGGCGCACGACAAGGTCCGCAACCTGGTCGCCGAGTTCCGGCAGATGTTCCCGCACGCCGTCGTGGAGCACTACGCCAAGGCCCTCCTCGCCGCGCTCGACGGCGACGGGCCGAAGGACGAGACGTGACCGAGTTCGACGACCTGCTCGACAAGCTCGCGTCGGTCAACACGCAGACCCTCCGCTACGAAGTCGAGAAGCTGCGCGCGATCAAGACGTGGGCACTCGACCACCTCGGCATCGACTACAAGCCCGGCGACACCGTGGTCATCACCTCGCCCAAGCCGTCGCAAGTCGGCGGCGGATGGGACCGCTACCGCGAAGCCCTCGCGCCCGGCCAGACCGGCACCGCAGGCGAGATCACGTTCAACCCGCACGGCAAGCGGTGGCAGTGCACCGTCGTCATGACCCGGACATGGACCGTGAACGAGCAGCGCGACGGACTCGGCCATCTCAGGGAGACCACCCGCCGCTGGAAGGGCCCGGCCGACGAAACACCGGACGGTTTCGAGCCGCCGTCCCCCTACGACCGGCAGCGCTACCCGGACGGGGAGCCCGTGCACTTCTTCATGGACGTCACATGGCTGGCCAAAGCCACCACCGCCGACGCCGTCCGCGAGACCAACCGCCAGGAGCAGCAGTGACCGAAGAACACTTCGACCTGGTCACCTCCGGCTTCCCGATAACCACCGGAACAGACGGGCGCGCCTACCTCGGCTGCGACACGGTCATCAAACTTCTCCGCTCCATCGCGACCGGCGCCGAACGCGCGGTGGACGAAGGCAACGACCATCCAGGGCAAGTGCTGGCCAATCTCACCGAAGTCCTCCGGCTGTACGCCGACGACCTCGAATGCCGCGCCATCGCCCACACCACGGAGCCCAAGTGACCACCGCCCTCCCGAACTGGGTCATCGACCTGATCAACGCCGTCGACGTCCACGAGTACGAGCACGACAAAGAGCACCACTGCCTCGGCGACGCGCTCAACGCCGTGCCCGCCGACGTCGTCCAGCAAGCCCGAGGCGCCCGGTTCTACCTCGCGCAGATGCCGGTGCCCACCGACGCCGAACCCGACCACGAGCCCGCCCCGTCCGGCGTCCTCGCCGACAACACCAACCAGGAGACCTGAGTGGCCCGCAAGCTCGGCGACGTCATCCCGCCCGACGAACTCGCCCAGGACATAGCCGACGGCTTCATCCGCCGCCGCACCCACCCCGGCATCTCCCTCTCGATCTACACCTACACCGAGACGTGCGCCTACGCCGAGCACTGGACCACCGCCACCCGGCTGTGCCGAGGGCTCATCGTCGACGACTCCACCGGCGAGATCGTCGCGTGGCCGTTCCCCAAGTTCTGGAACCACCACGACCACGTCAACGGCAAGCCCTACGCCGGGCCGCTCCCGCTCCACGAGCCGTTCGAGGTGTATGACAAAGTCGACGGCTCGCTGGGCATCGTCTTCCGCCACAGCGGCCGGTGGCACGTCGCCACCAAGGGAAGCTTCGAGTCCGACCAGGCCAAGTGGGCGCAACGCTGGATCGACGACCGCCAAGCCGGAGCGTTCCTCGTCCCCGGCTGGACCTACCTCGTGGAGATCACCTACCCGGAGAACCGCATCGTCGTCCGCAACGAAGGGCCCGGCACCCTCACCCTCCTCGGCACCTACGACAGCGACGGCACCGAGATCCCCCTCGACCGCGCACGCGACACCTGGGAGCTGACCGGCGGCGACATCGTCATGCCGTACCCCACCGACACCCTCGCCGCAGTCGTGCAGGCCGCCGCCGACAGCCGCCACCCGATCACCGGCGAGCCGCTGCCCGGCAACGAAGCCGAAGGGTGGGTGGTCCGGTTCGCGTCCGGTCTGCGCGTCAAGATCAAGACCACCGACTACGTCCGCCTCCACGGCGTCCTGTCCCGCACCAGCCCCCGCACCATCTGGGAAGCGCTCGCCGCCGGGAACGACCCCGCGCAGCTCCTCGACACCGTGCCCGACGAGTTCCGCGACTGGGTCCAGCAGACCGCCGACGACCTGCGCACCCGACAGGCCGCTTGGATCGCACAGGCCGAAGCGGCCTACCTCGGCGTCAACGTGCACCTGTCGATCATCGGCGTCCGCGACCGCAAGACGTTTGCCGAGCACGCCGTGCAGAGCCGGTACAAGGCCGCGCTGTTCCGGCTCCTCGACGGACGCGACATCACCGAACTCGCGTGGCGGGCAGTCAAGCCCGAGCCCGCGCTGATCGACACCGTGCCGAGCCCCTGGACGCCCGGCGAGTAGACAGCAAAGGGCCCGTCGCTGCGGCACACGGCGACGGGCCAGACGTCCGGGTCAGGAGTCGCCACCAGCGTACGCCGCCGCGAGGAGACCACGTGCACACCGACGACACCGCCACCGAGCCGACGTGCATCCGCCACAACAACCGCCACGGGGACCCCTGGTGCCCGCCGTGCGCCGACGACATCCGCGCCGGGATCCTGGCCCTCCCCGACCTCCACACCCGCCTCCTCCACCACGACGGCATCGCCACCCGACCCCGGCTCATCGGCGGACGCACCAGCATCGACCCCGCCAGCCCCTCACCCGAGTACGACCACGCCGACGAAATCGCCAAGACGCTCGCAGCCTGGGCCACCGCATGGGCCGACCACCTCGACGACCAAGTCACCCGCGAACACTCCTGGGCCGACCCCGTCGACGACCAGCCGACGCTCCTTCCGTGCTGCGCCGCCGCGGCCGACGCCGACCAGGACGCCGACCTCCAGGCCCACGCCGGCTACTGCCCATGGCGGCGGTACGTCGAAGCACGCGGACGATCCGACGCCGAACGCCGCGGCCTCACCAGCAAGCCCATCACCCCGAGGATCGCCGCCAGCTACCTCAACCGGCACCGACGCAACACCGAGCTGCTCACGTCACCCCTCGCGGAAGACCTCGGCAACGAGATCCGCAGCCTCCACGCCCGGGCGCTGCGGCTCCTCGGCGGAGACGAGACCAGCAACGAACCGGTGATCACCAACCTCCAGGCGGCCCTCTGCCCCAAGTGCCAGAGCACCGCCACCCGCCGCGAAGTCGACATCACCCGCAGCGGCATCCGCAGCGACCGCGTCACCTGCCGACACTGCGACCTCAACATCGACTGGGACGTCTTCCTGGCCATCCAGGAACACCGGCACGCGCAAGCCGGCCGGATCGGACGGCACGTCGCACAGCGGCACCTCGCCGACAGCCACACCGCGGCGTGAAGGAGAACCCATGCCCAGCTCACTCGGACCCACAGGCATCAGCGAAGGACCGTGGCGCGCCATGGACGAACGCAAACTCGCCAAGGACGAAGAAGCCGTCGCCGCCGTCGGCATCCCGTGCCGCGAGATGATCGAACTGGCGGAGGTCATCCTCCACTGCGAACGCCCGCGAGGCCACGAGGACATCCACGAGTGCCGCATCGACGTCCACAGCTACCTGCGCTGGTCGTACGCCGGACGCCGCATCCTCCCGCTCGACCCCGAGCACGAAGCACGCGAACGCGAGGCTTCCCTCCGGCGGCGGCAGGAGTACCACGCCCAGAGGCGTGACCGCCTGCTCCAGCGGATCTTCCTGTGGGACCGGCGCGGCAGCGACCGAAGCGACTGAACCTCAGAACACGCGGCGTCGGGCACCGGACGTAAGATCACCCGAGTGTCCGACGCCGCCATCCCCGCCGACCTGATCGAGCTGAAACGCGCCGTCCTCCGCGCCCAAGACGCACTCCGGCACGCCACCGACGACGACCGCGAACAACTCCGGGCCGCCGAACGCGAGGCTGTGCTCGCGCTGTACCGGCACCCGGACAAGGCACGCGTGCACTGGTGGGACCTGCTGCAAGCCGCACGCGCCAGCGACCAGAGCGACTGAACCCCAGACAAGCCGCAGCAGTCCGGCGCATCCTGAGGACATGGCCGCGCCGCCGTACGTCCGCGTCACCGGGATCCCCGAGCCCGTACGGCTCCTCGCCTGGATCCGGCACGAACGCGGCTGGCGGGCATGGGTCGCGTGGGGCACACCCGAGCGGAGGCAGACCGTGCACCCCGACTGGATCACCGCCGTCGACGGACAGGACTACAGCGCCGTGCGACGCATCCGGACCGGGCGGGCCGGGCGGGTTGCGACGGGGATGGAATGGCGGAGGACCGGATAGCAGAAGGCCCGCCAATCGCATGACGGGCCAGCGCTCACGACACCGGACCGAAGGCGCAGATTCCAAGCAATCCGATGATGACCACACCGTAGCGGGCGGCGGCGACAACGGGCGGAACCCGGCGGCCGCTTCCGGATGTTCCGGTACCGTGGATCACCGGACAACTACACACGGCGGGCCCCGGGGAGACTGGAACTCTCACACCGGGGCCCGGGCGCGGAACAAGTTCCGCAGCACACCACAGGAGACGTGACTCCCATGGCCCGGAAGCTATTCAAGCGCAAGCGATCAACCGCCGGAACCAGTACCACCCGCATCACCCGCCTCGACCGCGGCATCCTCGCCACACGGTTCGCCATCTCCGGCACCGTCGCCGTAGCCGCCGCCGTCATGAGCTACCAGGCACTCGCCGCCCTCAACGCCCGCGGCCACATCGCCGACCAATGGCGGTGGGTCTGGCCCGTCATCGTCGACGGACCCCACCTCGCCGGAGCCCTCGCCGTCGTCGCCGCCCACCGCCGCCGCGAATCCGCAGCATGGGGCTGGTTCCTCCTCCTCGCCGCCACCGCCGCTTCCGTCGCCGCCAACGTCGCAGCCGCACCGCCCGACAACCTCTCCCGCGTTGTGCACGGCGCCGTTCCGGTAGTCGGCGTCGTCCTCGTCAAAGACCTGTGCATCGGCATCCGGAAGCACCTCGAAGCCACCGCCGCCACGGAAGCAGCGGAAGCACCCGCCGCACCCCAGCCGCTTCCGGCCCCGGAACGCGTCGTCATCCGCGTCCCCGTCGTCGAACCTCCGCTCCCCGTTCCGCCCAAACCCACCGCACCCCCGCCGACGCTCCGTTCCGTTCCGAAGGCCCGGAACGCCAAGACCGGCAAGACCACCGCCATGGACCGGTACAAGATCCAAGCCCGGAAGTGGCGGGCGGAAGAACCCGGCATCACCGGAAGCGAGATCGGCCGCCGCCTCGGCAAGAGCGACCGCTACGGCCGGAACATCGTCGACGCGATCGAGGAAGACGACCGCAAGGCCGCCGCCTCCGCGACCGCCACCGCCTGAGCCCGCCGTGGACTTCACTCGGCCGGAACCCCCGGCCCTCCCACCCGGCGTCATCGCCACCCACCAACCCTGGCACCGCCGCGCCTGGGACCTCGCCTGCCGGTACCGGTGGGAAGCACTGCCGTACTACGCCGCAGGCTCCTGGTGGCTCGCCGTCGAAACGTACGCGATCGTCGACACCCCCGGCGCCGGGGAGATCGCCGCGTTCTCCGGCGTCGCAGCCCTGTCCGCCGCGGGCACCGTCGCGTCCATGGTCAAAGGCTGGGGCAAAGCCGTCGTCGTGTCCCTCGGGCTCACCACGTCCATGGGCTGGGCCGCGTGGCAGGCCGCCGACCCCGAGCCCGCGGCGGGGCTCATCATGCTCGGGCCGCTCGCCACCGCCGCAGGCATCCCGTACTGGCGGATGCTCGCCAAGGCCCGCGCGGAACAGATCCAGCGCCAGCACGAGATCGGGCAGCGCGACCACGAAGTCGAACTCGCCAAGCTCAGCGTCATCCAGGCGTACGCCGCATCCGGGCGCATCCCCGGGCCGCGGCAACAGCCCGAGATCGAAACCGCGCCCGTCGAAGCAGCGCAGCCCCGCGACTCCATCCCGTGGCGCCCGCCCGGCAACACGTCGGTCCGGCAGCCCGTCCCCATCGGCCCGAACACCACCATCGACATCGTCGGCGGGCACATCCTCATCGCCGGACGCACCCGGGCCGGCAAGTCCGTCATCGAGAACGGCCTCATCAGCACGCTGTTGGACCTCGAAGAACAAGACGCCCTCGTGGTCGGCATCGACATGAAGTTCGGCGGGGTGGAATTCCGCCCGTACTCGGGGGTCGGCATGCGCGTCGCCTACACCCCCGACGCCGCCGAAGACCTCATCGACTGGGTCATCGAGCAAGCCCGCCGCCGCGGCGAGCAGCTCGGCGTGTCCTTCGCGGACACCGGCAGCATCCGGAAGACGTGGCACGCCACCCCCGAAGGGCCGCAGATCGTCCTCGTCATCGACGAAGTCGCCGAGCTGACCCGGCAGGCACCGAAGACCGCCGAAAAGCTGGAGACCATCCTCGCGGTCACCGCCGGGTTCGGCGTCACCGCGGTCCTGGCCACGCAGTTGTCGTCCGCGGACGTCTTCAACAACCGCACCAACGGGCCCGCGAACATCGACACCGTCGTCTGCCTCGGCACGAAAAGCCCCCTGCACACGCGCATGATCCTCGGCGAGGACGCCACCAAGCTCGGCTACGAAGCGCACCTCCTGGAGCAGCAGGGGGAGTTCTACGTCCGCTCGCACCGGCACCGGAAACCGGTCGTGGACCGGTCGTTCGACCAGACCCCGCGGATCCTGGAAGAGCATCTGCGGTCGCTCGGCCGCGGGGCGGTGCTGCTGCCTCCTGAGGACGAGCCCGAAGCGTTCGCGCCCGCGCCGGACCAGGTGGTGCCGGGCGGCCGGTTCGAGGACGCCTCCACCAAGATCACCGCGTATCTGCGTGCGCACGGCCCGGCCACACCGCAGCAGATCGCCGAAGGCCTCGGCCGGCCGGACAAGGAGGCGAGCATCCGCACGCTGTGCGCCCGGCACGCGGACACCAAGGTCTTCGGCACCGACAAGCGCGGCACCTACTGGGTGACCGGCGCGAAAACAGTCCGCAGCAACATCGTCCCGTTCGCAACACGCCGCAACACGTAAACCCCAGGTCAGACCTGTTGTTGCTGTTGCGGGGGCTGCCCGAAGGCGGCCCCCGAAGGGGTGCCCCGCAACGCGCAACACCCACGAGAGGACCCCGTCATGTCCAAGCGGAAGACCAGCATCACCTACGTCGACACCGAGACCGGCCGCGCCCACACGTTCCCCGCGGAGGTCGCGCCCGGAGCCACCCGCAAGGAGATCGCCGCGCGCCTGGCGAAACACCTCGGCGTGCCGGCCGGGCAGATCCGCATCACGCGCGGCGTGTGACGACACCGGCATTGCAGCCGCATTCTGACGGCCGATCAGGGGAAGAAGGGTTATCCCGAACACCGCAGCAGAGGAGTGGAAGCCATGAGCGACGGCCGAGCCGAGCGAGTCCACCGCATCGCCGTGGGCTGGCTCAACACCCTGGAACAGCGCGCCGCAGTCGCCGCGGCCTCGCTGCCCGAGGACGTGCGCGCCGGCTACCTGGACGAGACCAGGGAACTGGTGACCCAGGCGAAGGCGGAAATGGGTGACGTCATGGGCGAGGAGCCGGCCTGAGCAACCTGTTACGCCCAGCAGAAGGTGCCCGCCGGATCCATCCGGCGGGCACGCAGTCACCACGTCGGACGCCCGGCCGCGAGAGGATGAGACATGCCCAACACCAGCACCCCCGACGACCTGATCGCGTGGCTGCGGGCGCAGATCGACGCCGACAAGAAGTACGCCGAGCAGTGGCACGACCTCGAATGCGACATCCATGTGCACCTCGGTCAGCCCGGTATCACCGCGCAGATCGCCGCGTCCCGCATGTACTCCGCTGTCCCCGGGGCCATCTGCACCTGTGGCGGCCCCGACCGCATGCGGCGCGAAGCCGACGCCAAGCACGCCACCCTCGACCACGCGCGGAGGAACATGCACCCGCACGCGTGGTCGCCGTGGCTGGACGTCGTCAAGCACCTCGCCGCCGTGTACGCCGACCGGCCCGGCTACAAGGAGGAATGGAAGCCGTGAGCGAGATACGCGACGAGGCGTACTGGCTGGCGTACGGCCACTACCTCGAAGGCGACGTCGACAAACTGAACGGCACCGACGGTATCTGGCCCGACCGCGCATACACACCCGGCGACATCATCGCCTGCCCCAAATGCGCCGTGGTCGCCGAGGAGTTCCGCGTCGACTACATCCGCTGGAAGCAGGACACCCCGCAGGAGATGCACCGCGACGCCGGACTCCACGCCCGCGTGCTCACCCTCGGACCGTGTGGGCACAGGTTCGCCGAATACCCGAAGGTCACACCCGCCCCGCCCTGACCTGCGCGGCGACTTGCATGCTGAACATCAACGCGTTGATACTGGCCTGACGGATTACATCGCGCCCAAAAACCCCCGAGAGCCCAAGCGGTCCGGGGGTTTCGCATGCCCCCGGGAGGTCCCGTGAACGCCGACCTCGTACAGCGCCTCGAAGAACTCGGCGTCGACCTCGAACAGCTCACGCTGGACGACATCCTCACCGGCGCCGAAGCCGCCCGCCGCCCACCTGCCGCACCGGAGACGCCATGACCGACCGCACCCGCACCGAACGCGGCTTCGTGATCTACGACGAGATCGAGACCAGCTACGGACACACCGTCCGCGTCCAGGAATCCAGCGCCGCCATAGCCCCGCACTGCTGGCTGTTCGTCGGCGACAGCAAGCGCTCCCCGGGCACCCACAGCCCGCACCTGACGGTCGAGCAGGCCGTACGGATCCGCGACGCGCTCACCCGCTTCATCGACGACGTTGCGGAAGGACGGGTATGACCGACGATCTTGTGGCTTTTCTGCGGGCCCGGCTGAAGGACGATCAGGACGTCGCCGAGTCCACACGCCAGGCCAGCCTCTCCTGGCGGAACTTCGACATGGACGGCGAACTCCGCGACGACGTAAACGCCGGAACCGTCTGCATCGTCCCCGCCGACGAAGACCGCGCCCACATCGCCCGGTGGGACCCGCAGCGGGTGATTGCCGAAGTCGCGGCCAAACGGCGGATCATCGACGCGTGGCAGGCCGTCTACGACGACATCCAAGAGCCCTACACCGGCGACCAGCGCATGGGCGAAGGCTTCGGACTCGACCACGCCGTCCAATGCCTCGCCACCGCATACGCCGACCACCCGGATTTCCGAGAGGAATGGAAGCCGTGAGCCGCCCCCACAGGCCCACCGGCTGGTACGCCTGCGACTGCGTCGACGACGAAGAACCACCCGTCGACCCATACGGCTGGCATCCCGTCCTCCAGAACGACAGCGAGAACCTCCACATCGAAATCTGGTTCCGCACCAAGGAAGAATGCGTCGCCTACATCAAGACGCAGATCGCCGGATACGGCATGTACCCCGACTGACCTGCGCGGCGACTTGCACGACGATCAACGCCGTGTCAACATCAATCGACGAACTTCACGCGCCCAAAAACGCCCCCGGCCACGCTGGGGGCGTTTCGCATGCCCGGAGGTGATCATGACCTCCGGTGGCGAGCCCAAATACCGCAAAGGCGACGGCTGCACCGCAGCCCAGTTCGCCAACGACCGCGGGCTGCACCGCTCCGTCGTCAACGCCTGGCGCACCCGCGGCTACCTCAACGAAGACGGCGAACGCGTGTTCATAACGCCGCGCGGCGAAGCGTGTATCAAGGGACGCATCGTTCCCGTCTATCTGGTCGAAGACCTCGCCGCGGCCGAGCGAGCGACGCGCGACAAGGGCGGCCACGACCGCCGCGATCCGATCCTCGCCTGGAGCCAGCGGAACCTGCGCGCCAAACGATCCGCCGAGCGGCAGGCAGCCGCGTAGCCAGTACGCAAAGCCCCGGCCGTCCCTCCCACGCCACACGGCGGACGGCCGGACCAGACGCTGACACTGCCGAGCCCCGCTCCAGGTCAGCCGTGCGGGCCCGGACTCTGGGCGGGGCACGGGCCCGCACAAACTTCCCCAGGAACTTCCCCACCGAGGAGGACGCGTGCTCCACGACCACTTCGCGATCCGCAGCCGCGTCATCGCCGAACTCCACGACCACAACGGCCTCCTCGTCGCCCGCTGCGACACCGAGAACCTCGTCACCCAGGTCGGCGACCAATACTTCGCCGAACGCGCCGCAGGCATCGGCAGCCCGCCCGCGCAGGTCACCGGCATGAAACTCGGCACCGGCAGCACCGCCGCCAGCAAGACCGGCGCCGGCGCCGCCCTCGCCGCCTACCTCACCGACTCCCACCAGGCCCTCGCGGCGACGTACCCGCAGTCTTCGCTCAACGGCAGCGCGCGCCGTATCACCTGGCGGGCCGTGTGGGCAGCGGGCAAGGCCACCAGCGCCAGCCCCATCACCGAGGTCGTACTCGTCAACGAGACCCTCGCCGACGCCACATCGCTGGCCGCCGCGACCATCGCCCGCGCGCTGCTCACCAACATCGCGGCGAAGAACAGCGCGGAGACCCTGACGGTCACCTGGACCCACGACTTGCTCGGCAGTTGAGCCGGCACCCGGCAGCGACAGCCTGACCGGGAGGAGGCCGCGTGACGTCCTACCGCATCTGGCCCGCCACCGACGGCCCCGGCACCGAGGACAACGCCGACCCCGTCACGTTGGGCACACGTTTCACGCTGTCGGCGACCGGCTGGGCCACGCACATCCACTACTGGCGCAGCAGCACCAGCGACACGGGCACCCACAACGCGGCGATCTTCAAAGTCTCCGACGGGTCCGTCGTCACCGGCACCACGGTTGTCGCACCCGCGTCCGGCATCGGATGGCAGACCGTCGCCCTCCCCGCCCCCGTGCAGCTCGACGCCGCGACCATGTACTGCGTCGCCGTGCACCACCCCGACGGGCACCCGCCGTTCACCGGCTCCTACTGGGTCGTCGGCGGCCCCGGAGCCACCGGCATCACCAACGGCATCCTCACCGCCCCCAACTCGGCGGACGCGGGCGGACAAGGCGTCTTCAACGGCGGCAGCAGCCTCGCCCACCCCACGGGCAGCTTCAACCAGACGAACTACTGGGTGGACGTCACGGTCAGCGACACCGACCCGAACGCCCCCATCTTCGACAGCGCCGCCGACACCATCGGCCTCACCGACGCCGTCACCAAAGCCGTCGACTACGTCCGGACGCCCGCGGACACGATTGGCATCACGGACACCGCCACCGCGGCCGTGGACTACCAGCGCAGCACAGCCGACACCGTCGGCCTGACCGATGCTGCCGCAGCCGCCATGGACTGGAACCGCGGACCGGCCGACACGATCGGGATCACCGACCAGGCCACCGCGATCCTCGACCACGCCAGCCAGCCCGCCGACGCTGTAGGCATCACAGACGCGGTCACGACCGCCCTGGACGCCGTCCGGACGCCCGCAGACACCGTCGGGCTCACGGACCAGGCGACGGCGGCCCTCGACGCCATACGCGGCCTCGGCGACACGGTCGGGATCAGCGACAGCGTCACCGCAGTACTCGGCACACCGGGCCAGCCCGACCCCGACTGGGACTTCCGCCTCGGGGCACCGTACGCCGACTCGTACCGCCTCGGGCCGCCGCACGACTGAGGAGGCCGCGATGGAGATGTCCGTGACCCGCACCGACTACGTCAAGTCGGACGTCGCCGCCACCGCCGCGGCACTGGGCGCCGTCACCAGCAGTCGCGCCGCGTTCCTCGACGACAACGGCAGCCCACTCGAAAGCGACTGGGTCGAAGCCGAGCTCGTCGACGGCGTCCTCCGCGTCTACGTCGGCCCCGACGGGCATCCGCTTCCGCTCGGCACCTACCAGATGTGGGGCGAACTCGTAGCCCCGCCCATCACGTACCGGGCGGCTGCCGGGCTCGTGACCATCACCCACTAAGGAGCACACGATGCCCCGCGTAGCCATCCCCGTCACCACGTTCACCCGCGCCGGAGTCGCCCTCCCCGCCGTCACCACCGGCGACGCCACCAACAACCACTCCGTCGCCAACGACGGACGCGTCGGCCTCATCATCAAGAACACCGGCGCCACCACCCGCAACGTCACGTTCTACACCGTCAAGCAGGTCGACGGACTCACCGCCGCCACCCGCGTCGAATCCATCCCCGCCGGTGAGGAGCAGGGCTTCGGGCCGTTCGACCCCACCGACTACGGCATCTCGCTGAGCGTCGACGTCGCCCACGCCGAACTCACGCTGAGGGCCGTCCGGCTCTGACCCGCAGCACCACCAACCCGCAACCCGCTGAAGGAAACCCGCAACCATGACCGGACCCGCACTTCCCGCGTTCAAACTCGGCCGCAGCATCCGTCGGCAGACCAGCTACTCCGCCGACCCCGAACAGGCCCTCGCCGATTCGGACCTCGCGGGCCTGGACATCCAGGAAGCCAAGGTCGTGGCGTCACTCCAACACGAGGACGCGTACTACTACGTCCTCATCGCCGACGCATGGCCCAACCCGGTCTGCCTGCCCGCCAACGTCATCGACGCGGCCTTCGAACTCTCCGACCCGCGCCGCAGCATCGAGACCAGCCACCAGCGCGGCGACGAGACCGCCGAGCACGGCCCGCCGTTCCTGGCGCGAGGCGCCGTCATCGAGATCATCGAGAACGGCGCGACGGCCAGCGACGCAAGCGCAGGCGAAAGCGTCATCGTGCCCAACGACATCCGCATCAACGGCCAGTCGCTCCTCGCACCCGACGACACGCCCGTCATCGTCCACGAAGTCAGCAGTCGCGGCGACGAGGCCGTCCGCGTCACCCTCACCCTGTACGCCCGCCGCGTGTCCTACCGCGCCGAGCACGACACGGAGGCGTGACATGGCCCGCATCCAGATCCTCGAACTCCCCAGCGAAGAAGTCGGCAACGTCTGCGTCACGCCGTTCGCGATCATCGTGGACCAGTACGAGGGCGACCCGCTCTCCCCATCCGGCAGCGACATCGGCCGGTTCCTCGACCGCTGCGGCGCACGCGTCAGCCTCATCACGCCCGAGACTATCGACATCCCCGGCCTCACGCCGGAAGAGATGGCCGCGTACGGGCCGCGCCCGCACGTCGGGACGGCAACCGTCGACGTCGTACCGAACCTCATGGGATTCGCGGACGCCATACGCCAAACCGTCGAAGCCATCGGGCCGCAGAAGATCGGGCTGTACGTCGGCGAGCAAGAGGTGCGCGACATCGTCAAGGCCGAACTCGCAGAGAACACAGGCGCCGTGCTGGACGCGCTCAAGGACGGGCGAGGCTGACACGTGACCCACGTCCGCCTCCAGATCTCGGACCGTCTCGCAGTACCCGAGGGCCTGATCGGCATGCTCGGCGGCACTGAGGTAGCGCGCCACCACGTGAACGACGCGTACGGCGGATACACCACGATCATCGTGGACATGCCCGGCGCGCCAGCCCACGCGCACACCATGACCCCGATCTTCACGAAGCATGACGACGGGCGCGTTGCACTCGCCAGCATCGAGTACACCAGCGCTGGCGGAGATCGGATCCAGATCCAGCGCAGGCCCTGAATTTCAGAAGCGGCCTTCTTCCTGGAGACGGCCTCGTTTCTGAGCAGGGCCTTCCTCGTGACCACGGCCTGGACTGGCCACGCCGCGCGCACCCGCTGCGGACAGTACCGAGCGAGGCACGCACACACACCGATGAGGACAGGAGGCGAGACCTCTGTCGTTCCACCTCATCCTCGACCAGCCCACCGAGGGCACCGGGTTCACGCGCATCGTGGACGAGACGCACATCTTCAGTAGTGCAGAGTTCACAGCCCTCGTACGGACACGGCCGCGGCCACGGGCCAAGCGCACGCAGGTACGCAGGCAGCACCAGCGCAGGCAAGCACAGGAGTAGCCCATGCCCAGGCGACTCCCGCCCCCGTGCACACGGCCAGGCTGCGAGCACAGCAAGCCCTGCCCCGTACACGCGAGGCAGCAGGACAGGCAGCGAGGCACAGCAGCAGAGCGCGGCTACGGACACCGATGGGCCACCGAGGTCCGTGCCGAGTACATCGAGCACCATCCGTGCTGCTGTCTGTGCCGGGAGCCCGCCGAGGTGCCGGACCACTGGCCGGTCAGCCGCAGGGACCTGGTGGCGCAGGGAGTTGCGGACCCGGATTCGTGGAACCGGCTCAGGCCGTTGTGCAAGCGGTGTCATGATCAGGAAACGGCACGGTTGCAACCGGGTGGGTGGCATGCGGAGCACCCGAGGTGATCATGAGTAACGATCATCAACCTTGATCACTGATCATGGTATTTGATCATGTTAACGGATCATGAAATTCGGACATCTCGGGCATACGCGCAAAACGGACATCTGGGATATAACCCCAAGATCAATTCTGCCCTGACA